GTGGTGTGAGGGGGTGTGCGAGGGCGCGAGGGCACGAGGGCGCGAGGGCACGAGGGGGAGACGACGAGGGGGCGAGGGGGCGAGTCCAGGCTGGCTTCCTGACTGGCTGTACCCGCCTTCCACCCGCCATGCTGGCGACGAACTGGGGCTGGGTCTGGCTGGAGGGGGGTGTCGACCCGGGCACCCCGGGCACCCCAGGCACCCTGGGCACCCTGGCACCCCAGGCGAGCAGGGCAACGAGGCATGCCCAAGCACCCTGCAGGCCGCGACGTCCAAATTTTTCGCACCGACCCGCGGTGGGTGGGCAGCCCTACGGGACACACTATAGGCCACTTCATATTAGATTTATCTGAACGCCCCCTATTGTGCTGCTGTAATGTCAATCTCCGTGCTAACTTTGTCCCATGGCAACCTTCGAAGACCTGACAGTTCCAGCACCTGACTTCAGTACCGCTGATTGGAACGCTGATGGCGTCGTCATTATGCGCGACTTCTTCCCCGAGGACCTGATGGTTGCCTACGAGCAGTGCTGGCAGGAGTACAACACCGATCGCGTTGGCGGTTGGCCGGACTGTACCCCCTATCGCCGGCACCCTGAGTTGTTCAATATCTTGACATACGGGCCGCTAGGGAACCTCCTAGAGGGTTTGATTGGCGAGCCGGCGAGAGTCCACCTGAACCTGACCGGATGGGTCTCGACCGAGCGCGACTGGCACCAGGATTCGTACCTGAACCCCGCGCACGTGGGCGATTACTACGCGGCTGTGTGGATTGCTCTGGACGACATTCATCCCGACTCTGGCCCCTTCCAGTACGTCCCTGGCTCGCACCGCTGGCGGCAGGTGACTCGTGACAAGATTGTGAACGCCCTAGAGCCGCACGAGCGTGATCATCGCTGGCCGAAATACTCTGAGCGCATTCTGACTCCCCTCTTCGAGGAGGAGATCGAGCGGCAGGGAATTCCCCCGGTGTCCCACATCGCGTCGCGTGGCGATCTTCTCGTGTGGCATGGCCGGCTCATGCATCGCGGCTCGAAGGCCAATGTGCACCACATGGAGCGTCGCGCTTTGATTGCCCACTATTCGGGCATCAATCATCGTGGGGACATGCCTAAAGCGAAGAAGTCACAAAATGGCGGCTGGTTCTTTCCTATCGATGACGCGATTGACTACGCAAAAGTAGCCCCCAGGATTTGATAGATGATTGAGTTCGCGTTAGGGTTACTCCTGTACCTTGCGTGCGGTATGGCGGTGTCATTCGTGATGCTGCACATCATCGACGCTACGAGCAGGAGGTGCAAGAATGGGGATAACGGATCAGCCGTGGAGAGAGAAGGCGTCCTGTAAGGGCAAGCCTTCCCACATGTGGTTCCCCAACTTTCCGGTGACCCGGGAAGACCGGAGTAATATCCGAGAGTCAGTGCGAATCTGCGGGATTTGCCCAGTATCGACTGAGTGCTTGGACTACTCCCTGGAGTGGGAGGCCGCTGGCACCTGGGGCGGGATGACCGAGCGTGCGCGCAATGCTTTACGCAAGGAGCGCAACATCATTCTGAAGTCGACGGTGGATGCAGTGCAGATGCCGACCCGAAGGACGGCACCCAAAATACTATGAAGGACATCATTGGTTTAGATTTATCTCTAACGTCTACTGGTGTGGCGCATGGGGACACTCAATACACGATCAATAGCAAGTTCACCGATGTACGGCGCTTGAACGAGATCAGCACGAACATTGCCGCTCTGGTGAGTGACTTCGCGGAGCCGGCCGTGGTGATGGAGGGTTACTCCTTCGGGTCGCGGAACAGCCAGTCTCACTCGATTGGTGAGTTGGGCGGGGTGGTCAAACTTGCCCTGTGGCGATTGAAGGTGCCGGTTGTGATTGTGCCTCCGACGAGCCGAGCCAAATTCGCGACTGGTCGAGGTAATGCCTCGAAGTCTGAGGTGGTGTCTGCGGTGTCTGCCCGGACTGGGATTGTCTGGGAGGGCAAGGGTGCTGACGACAAATGCGACGCCTGGTTGCTACAGGAGATCGGCCTGTACTACTTTGGTGCGCCTAGGTACGAGTGGCCGGCCAGCCATGTGGTCGGTTTAGAAAAAATCGATTTTGACCCCTTCGGGGTGGAGGAATGACTATGAATAGATCGAGGCCTATAAGCCAGGTTGAAATTGAATCTGAGATTATGAGGATGATCTCGTTGCTGGAAACCGAAACGGAGAACTTTGAGCAACTAGCCCAGGACTCCGCAGCGAAGGAGGCGGCCTACAAGTCCGAGTGGGCGAAGCGCTATCTCATTGCCGATGGTGCGGTGCGCGAGCGTGAGGCCAAGGCTGAGGTATTCCTGGCCGACATGATGTACGACCATAAGATCGCGGAGGCGCTCGTCAAGGCTAAGCGGGAGCGCCTGCTGTCGTTGCGGTCGAGTATCGACGCGCTGCGCACTTTGAATGCGAACGTGAGGGCCCAGGTATGACCGACGACATCGTGACCCGACTACGGAACAGGGTCGCCTTCCCACGGGAATATGTGTTTGAGAACTCAACAGGAGATTTGATTCTCAAAGCCGCCGACGAGATCGAACGACTACGCAAGACGTTGGCGCTCGCCGTTGACGAACGCGATAAACTGCTGGCCGAACGCGAGGCGGCAGATAAGCCATCACCAGCAACAGTTGACCGCGTGGCTGATCTGCATGATCAGATCGTTCAACTTGTCAGTGGATACAATGACTGAACAGGAACCCGGTGCACAAGATGAACGCAAACATTAATCAAACAATTCAACACCTAAGTGTACCCATTGATTCTTTAGTTCCACTAGATAACAATCCCCGACGAGGGAATGTTGATGCGATTATGGCCTCACTCAAGGAGTTCGGCCAGGTAACCCCAATTGTGGTTCGCCCCAATGGCGACGGAACATCAACTGTTTTAGCAGGCAATCACCGCGTAGAGGCCGCCCGCCGGCTTGGATGGTCGCACATAGCCGTCGTTGAATACGATGCCGATGATACAACTGCCGTGGCATTCGCACTAACGGACAACCGCTCGTCCGACCTGGGAACAGTCGATAGTGAAATGTTGTACGACGTCATTGTGGAGGTTCTCGATGAGCACGCGGAACTGTTTGAGAAACTCGGCTGGGACGACTTTGAACTAGCGTCAATGGATCAGGTCGCAGAAACTCCACCGATTTCGTCGGCCTATATCCCCCCTGTTATTACGCCTGACCCAGTAAGTCCATCTCCCGCAGAAAGCCGGCCACCGATTACTGCTGGCCCAATCGTTGGCGACACATCAGATATTGCGGTTCGTGGAGCATCGACTGTTGGCGCTGCTGGGGCTAAGGGTGTTGTTCAGTACACACTCATCTTTGATGATTCGGACCAGCAGAAGCGCTGGTACGACTTTGTGCGATGGCTCCGCCTTGACCCGGGCACCGACGGGGAAACGACAGCCCGAAGGCTGATCAATTTCCTCGAAGCACACGCGAACTTCTGATGACGAGGCAACGCCTATTCCTGGACATGTCGTGCGTCGATGCTGCGCGCGAGCGAGTGCGGCACGTGTACGACACGTTCGACACCGTATGTGTTCAGTTCTCTGGCGGCAAGGATTCAACTGCTGTCCTGTACCTGGCCAAAGAGATTCACGACGAACGGGGTCTCGGCCCGGTCAAGGTGATTTTCCGAGATGAGGAAATGGTTTCCCCGAGCGTTGTTCGCTTCCTGGAGGAAGTGCGTAACTATAACTGGGTGGACATGGAGTGGTACTGCTTACCGACAGCGACAGAGGTATGGGTCCTGGGCCGGCGCGAGTATTGTCTCTTGTGGTCAACGGCGCGAGAGCAAGAGGGCCGCCTCGTTCGCGACATTCCTGAGTACGCAATTACCGCTGAACACTTCGGACTGACTAGGGATAAGCCGGTTCCAGAGGCCGTGGACTACTACACAATGCAGGGTAAGGTTGGCAGGACGGCATTCATCATGGGCGTTCGTGCCAACGAATCAATGTTGCGTTATCGCTCGTGTGTGCAGAAGTTGCATGAGAACTACATCACCGCCCCGTATAAACTTAACCGAAACATCCCACTCCGCTTTGTGAAGCCGATTTATGATTGGACCACCGATGATGTTCTTAAATACGTTACTGAAGAGCATGGCGGTTCATATTGTGAGTATTACGACCTTGCTGCCCTTGTTGGTGGGAATACTCGCGTTGGTATTCCACTTCATTCCGTAGCGGCTCGCCGGCTCAATGACATCGTTGAAACTGAACCCGAGTTCTACGATCGGCTAGTGGAATGTTTTCCACACATTGATGCCCAGAGACGACTATGGAAAGACTTCGACATCGAGGGCTTGATCAAGTCCTATAGCCGCAATAGTTGGGACGGGGTGCGTGAATGCATCAATGACAACATGATGACGAAGGGCATGAAGAAGGAAGCCATGGCATACGCGGCTGAATTCAGGAAGAAGCATGTTCTAGACCAGCGCGCGTACCCAATTCATCTGCTCGTTCGTACACTTCTTCTCAATGAGTTTCATTCGACTGCGATTAACCCAATCGGGCCCAAGACCAAGGCGTACAACATTTCTATGGCGGAGGAATAATGGAAATTGAATTTGTGAAATGTGGAGACCTAAAGCCAGGCTCGTGGCGATCGACGTACATCTTGAAGCCCGACCTAAAGTCTTTGGCTGCCAGCATCACTCGTTTCGGATGGACTCAGCCAATCGTTGTGCGAAAAGAGACAATGGAGATCATTGACGGCCACGAGCGCGTCGGGCTGTTTGGCGCACAGTCGAGCAAGGTAGTGCCGGCATTCATGTTTGCCGGTGATTCAGTTGACTCCGCCCTACTGCACCTGCAGTTGAACCGGTCGCGTGGGATGATTGTGTCCAAGCACCTATCACGAACCGTCAAGACAATTATGCGATCACGCAAATATACGGAGTCGCACATCATGACCGATCTATCCATGTCTCAGGATGAATTGGACTTGCTACTAGATGGCACATTGCTGAAGCAAAGAAATGTTGCCTCACATAATTACAGCCGCGCCTGGGTTCCGATTGAGGCCGAGTCAGGCAAGTATGATGAAGTTGTTTTTGAGCGTCCACCGAACGGAGACCAGGAATGAATGAACTTGAGCGAGATATCCTAAAGAACACCTACAAAACAACGGCCGGCTCTGTTCGTCTCGACGGCTACATGGCCGATGACCTTTCTGTGGTTAATTCAGCGCGGGTTAGTTTTGGCAAGCGCTCAGAGGAGATCACGGATGCCGACAGGGCGCTAATCAACTTTTTGATGCGCGAGCGCCATGGAACTCCGTTTGAGCACAACAGTTTCCGCTTTCATATTCAATGCCCAATCTTTGTTGCCCGTGAGTGGTTCAGGCATCGCATCGGCTCGTTCAATGAGTTCTCGGGTCGCTATGCAGAATTCAATCCCGTGGGGTATTTGCCCGAAGTTGAGGAAATGCGTACCCAGGTCGGCAAGCCCGGAAGTTACACCTTTGAGCCAATCGATAAACAGATTGCTGAAAAAGCAATTGTTGAAATCTACGAGGTGTATGCGGATACCTTCGAGGCATACCGCAAACTGCTCGATGCCGGCGTCGCAAAAGAAGTAGCCCGGATCGTGCTGCCCGTCGGAGTGATGACTGAGTTTTATTGGACTGTTAATGCTAGAAGTCTAATGAATTTTATTTCATTACGCAATGCCCTCGCTGCGCAGTATGAAATCCGTACTCTGGCTTTTGGTGTCGAGGCGCTGTTTTCACAAATCATGCCAGTGACCTACGAGGCATTCATCCGCAATAACCGCATTGCACCCTGAGGGTAGTGCCGCGCCACCTAGTGGCATTGGAGAAACTATTAGTGTGTTAGCGTGCGGTTATGGAATCGTACTTGAGCGACTTTAACAAAATGGTGCTCGTAGTTGAGTCGCTAAAAGAGTGCAAACAAACTCTTGTCGATGAAGAGGGTATTGGCGAAGACCTGACCTTCAACTTGTTCGGCTGGCGCGGCAGCCAGATGACTGTTGTTGCTCAACTGAATTCAGCCCTGATGGAGGACAAGAAAAGCCGGATCAAAAGGCTCCTTGCCGCTGCGACCGTTTTTAGAACTGGGTTTGCGTGCGATGCCCTGAGTTTTGGGACAGAAGGATTCTGCGTAGTCGGAGACGGTAAGTCGGTCGAGGGAGTGCCACTAAAGGAGCAGTTCGCCACAAATAAAGACGTGCGCGAATGCATCACGGTACTGCAGGTGGGCAAGGAAGTCGACATGACGGCAGTGCCCTATCGTTATGACGTTGGCCGAAAGGTCATCTTCGGTAATCCGGCCCGCAACCCAGAGCCAAAAAAGTTCGGCATCGTGACCGAGTCGTTCATGGAAATTGTTACAATGCCAGTTGAGTCGACAAACATTGGCAAGCCATACTTTGTCGAAATGCTGGTAGCCGGCCTGGAGTCTTTCGGATTTCAGGTAACAGTAATAGGAGAATGATGGATTTCAGCGTTTATCAGTCCGCCACGTCTCATACGGCAATCTACCCAGAGGATGTGGCCCTGGTCTATACCACCATGGGCCTGGCTTCAGAGGCCGGCGAAGTGGCGGGCAAGGTCAAGAAGGCAATCCGCGATAACGGTGGCGTCGTCGACGAGGATCGCCGCAACCAGATCATTGACGAACTGGGCGATGTCCTCTGGTACGCAGCCCGACTTGCCGATGCCCTCGGGGTAGACATGAATGACGTGGCTCGTTTAAATCTGGAAAAATTGTCGAGCCGCAAACAACGAGGCGTTATTTCTGGAGATGGCGACAAAAGGTGAGATAATGATCACCTATGGGAAAAAGCAAAAAGGGTAAGGGCTCCGGCGCCAGTGCCGGTCGCACTCGGTTAAATCCCTTGACGGGACAGGAAGAGAATGTCAGCGGAACTAAAGCAGGAAAGAAGCGCGTCCGCCTGCCCGAAGGTCACCCATTGCGCACCCACGAGACTCTCAAAAAGAAGTCCTCTAACTAGCAGGTTCTGCTGATGCCCACCACACCGCGTTGGGGTGGATTGCGCCCGGAGCCATACGACAGCAATGCTCGCGATGCCGACGGTGACGGCATTGTTCAGGAAGGCACGGCCTTTGAGCGCCCGGCCGGCACGCGGCTAATCAGTATTTTTGGCGAAGCCCCAACCGATGGATTAGTTACCCTTGACCGCGATACGGACTGGATAGTCGTTGGCGAGGATGGTCAGAGTGTTCAATATACGCCGTCCTATGGCGCTGCTGATGAGGCCCCGCTTCCGAAGACGCTCAGCGAGAGCGTAGGAACTATTGGTTCGCTCACGGGCACTATTGGCGATCAGCAAGAGACCATTGGCAGTCGAGGAACGCTTGAGAACATCGTTGGCACGATTAGTAAGCCGCCAACACCACTACCACCACCGCGCAGAGAAAGAGAAGTATCTCCTGCGGCGACGCCAGCACCAGCCACAATTTCTGAGGCAGCGCGAGCACGAATGCCGAAGGGGTACATCCCTGGAGAAATCAAGCCAGAGATGATGGACGATTTCCGTGAAGCGGTCAGTCAAAAAAATAAAAGCCTCGAATCCGATCACCTCTACCAACTGGATAATCTTCTCAGCCTTGCTGGCTACCGGCGAGAAGACCGTATGGCTATCCTAGCCAAATTTCGCAGCGAGCCAGAATTTAGAAAAATTATTGAAGACTCAATTGAAAGAGAAAAAGAATCACTGAGGCAGGAAATCGCTTCTGCATTCGAAGCGCCCCTTGTCATCCACATTCCCGAATTCTTCATTCCTGGCCTCATGGAAGATGGGCGCTACAAAACACAGTTTGAGGGGACCAGGTCTGGCGGCAACTACAACCCAGGGCTGCGATCTAGTGTTGAACAAAAGCAAATGGGCGTCGATCCAACTATCGCCCCAGAAATGCGTCCCGTGTATGGTTTGGCAGATCAACAGGTCGACGGCCAGGCTGCTGATCCAGGTGAGATGTATGGCGATACAAAAATTCACCTGAAGGATTCAGTAAAAGAGCGCGCTACGGTGACCATTGGTGACTCATTCGGTGGTCAATTCCCAGTTGCATACCGTTCGGACCTTCCAGTTGATCGAGTGCTCGCCGCCAGCGGAAAGACAGACATCAATAACGTGCGCCAACGCACAGCGGTACGTGGCGCGATACTTGATGCCCTGAATGATGAAAACTTGCCGGATGAAGTCAGGCAATATATCCAAGCATTACCTGAGGCTTTTCAGAAACAAGACGATTTTCCGATGCCAGAGAGTGTCTACTACACTGAGAGTCAAATACACGGTCAGGTAAAACTTGAGGATATTGACTTTGTTGAACTTCCTGAAGGCGGCGACCCCGACAATGCTGAGCGAGCAAAGGAAGCACTAGATAGGGCCGGCATTCGATGGAAGCATAAGGGCGTAGAAAGCACTCCTGCCGGAACAGTAAGTTCACCTATCGCGGCAACCCCCGAAGCACAGCCAAATGTTGCGGAGCCAACTGAAAGAATTCCCTCGCCGGCAACGCCATCGCTACGAACACCAAGAGCAACACCAAGAGCAACACCAACGTCAAAACGCAGCCAAGAATTCACTGCAATGGCTGCGAACCCAGACGAAGTAGATGAGTTGCGCGAACGGTTAGTCACGAACCTTATGGATGCCTACTTGAGTGAAGACGAAAAAAGTCTTCCCGTTGTCGACCGGTTGCGCCTCATCCCAGATCGCATGGGCGTAACCATGGATGCTCCGGTAGACGAATTACTTGATCAGGCCTTGTTGCAATTTGAGGCAGATAACGAATATATCGACAGACTTCTTGTCACACTTTCCAAAGTGACCCCAGATGTGCCACAGTACAACAGGACGCAAAAGTTAATTGAGCAGATTCAAGAAGCCAAATTACTAACCAAAACAGAAGAGGGAAGGCAGGTACTGCGTGACCGCATGGCGCAAGGATTCATAAATAGTCTCGCAACCCAGGAGGAGATTTACAACGAGTTCCCCATACTGCGCGCAAACGCGACTATGGGAATTATTGAATCAGGCGAGGACCACCCTGGTGCAGCCGGTTATGCAGGACCCGTAACTGATAAAAACGGCATGTTGGCAACGCGATATAGAATTGGCTCCCACGCCCTTGTTTCGGGTGGCATGAGTGATGACATTATGGAGGATGGTGACGTCTTCAGCGACACTGTTCGTGTTGTTGGCACTGACTCATATCAGGTCACTTTGGCGTCTCACGAGTTGGGGCATAATGCGCATATGATCGCTGCATGGAGCCGGCTAGGGTTAAGGCCTTCAAAGACAGAGTCAATTGTCGACCAATTGAAAAAACAGGGCCCGCTATTGGGGGATACATTTATAGGGCAATCAGCCTCTGGAAAATTTAATATCGACCCATCAACTCCTCTTGACAGTTTGACAAACGAATCCCTGGATTTGCTATATCGAGAAATTAAGGGAATATGGAATCAGGACAGCGATCCAGAAACCCCGCTGGGTATCTTGTTCAGGATTGCTCCGCGTTGGCACAGCAGGGCGGAGCAAGAACTTTTGGACAGTGTTGCGGAAGGGCGAGGGTTCAGTGTGGATGACTGGAGTGGAGTTCCTCCGGAACTTCAAACCCCGGAAGGACTTTCTGCCTTCGTAACTCAAAAACTAGGTATGCCTTTCAGCGACTTTGTTGTTCAATTGAGAACGTCAGTCCAGCAAGACACTGGGGTTGATCCAGTGCGACTCTCCACAAATGGACTCAAGGTCGAAGATGCTAAATCTAGCCTGGGAACGATTTCGCAATACGGGTCAACCAAGTTGGTGGAGGGGGTTGCAGAAACATTCTCAATGCAATTCCTCAAAAAGCAGTTGTCTTCGTTACAAATTGATGACGCCACTGCTCAGCGCTATGATTCCACAATGGGAGTCATTCTCGAAGGAATACTCGGAGAAATTCGACAGCAGCGCCTTTCTGATGAAACTAAACAACTTTACCGCAGTATGCGTGAACTCTTAAATGATCCAATTTTTGAAGCGATCGAATGGGAAGGTTCAATATCGTGAATGAATCAGATGAAAAAATCTTTGTTGATGCAGCCGGCAACATTTCTGTCTATGGACCCGAAGGCGCAGAGTGGTACTTTGTAACCACCCAGAATGCAAATTCCTCGGATTACGCCATGATGGAAAGACTTGATCCGGGCGAAAGACCATACATGATTACTGACCAAAACATCGGTGCGTGGCGTACGTGGGCCAAGGAGTCGATGAGTCAACTAGGGGAACAAGAGTGAGTAACGTCAATCTGGCTGATGCGAAACTTATTGCGACCAAGGACTACCTGAAGTTGTATCGTCTGCCGTCCGGCGAGGGTGTACTTGTTAACGGTAAGCGCAACACAATGAGTGAAGTAAACATTGACTCAATCCTGAGCCACGACGGCTACTGGACGTTAGAACCAGTAAATGAATAGCAAGACTGTTGCCAAGTACGTAGGGGCTACCGTCGCCTATGTGGTGTTTGCCTACCTGGCCTCGGTTGGTGCAATAATTGCTGTAGGTGCGCTGGCATTTTTCGCCAGCAGACCTAGGCCTCTGGGGCCGGCTCAGCAGGATCGCCAGGGGTCTGCTCGACGAAGAATTCGGCGTAGTCCTTCTTCCAGTCGGCCTTCCCTGTAGCGTACGCAAACATCGTCTCGACGAAAGCCTCTTCTCCCTCGCCGGCAGAAAGAAAGTCAGCAAGTCGGGCAATGCGAGCAAAGTCGCCATCGCTGATCTTGCCCTCCAGAAAGGCGTCGTAGGTCGCCTGCTTCTGCTGTTCCAGAATTGATTTACTTTCGTTTTGCATTTGCACGAGCGATCCTTGCCTTTCTGCTTGCGCGGCCTCTCGGGGCCGGCTGCTCCTGAATACGGTAGCCATTTATGTCAAGTTTATGGGTTGCACGCCAGGCACGCAAGTCGTCAAGATTGCGAAGGATTCTCCCACCTTCTCCAGACGAGTTGTTCTGCATGGCAATGATGTCATCAGGAGTTACGTCCGAGATGTCTCCGAGATAAACATAGAAGTTACCTGCGGGATCACTTACGGATAGCCTTCCACCAAAGACGCTGATGCTCTCCCATGACGAAAGGGCATCCATCTGATTCAGGAGTGCACGCTGGATTGCCTCTTTTTTATCTTGCATGTTCTTATCCTACCGTGATGCCTAGGTCTTTTTGCAAATCGCGGGCCAGTGCATTGGCCTCAATGACCGCAGCCGCCAATCGCTTCTTGACTGCATCCGGTACCCTGAGGTCAATATCTCTGTTCTGGGTATCAAGCATGTACTCATACAGGGTTCGAACTTTTTGAATCATTGCCGCGTGCGCCGGGTTCGCCTTCATCGCTGGATTATTTTCTAGCATGTCAATCATTGCGTGCGCTTCGGCAAGGAACTCGTGCGGCGCAGTGTTGGCGTACATGGTAAGGCCACGTGTTCTTTTGAGTAGTTCATCGTAGGAGTCTCCACGACTCTGCATGTAAATCCCCAGCCCATCCGTTGCTTCGTGCAGCAATGTCTGGAGCCGTTCGCTGAGGCCTTTTGCGTAATTCTTCAGATCAGGAACAGGCTTGAGTGCTCGTTTGGCTACTTCCTCGTTGACCGATTTACTTGGGGCGCCAAAGCCGGCTGGGTCGCTCAAAATCATTGCGAACTCTGGACTAAAAGCCATGTCATAAATACTTGGCTCTGTATCGGTGATGTTTTCTCCTGGAATCCTTACAGGCCTAAGTTTTACTGTTGGCGTAATCAGGGCCAGCAGAGTGTTGGCCATCGATGTCTGGGTGTTTTCGCCCGGGTTGAGTGATGCCGCAGCCCGAGCCATAAGGCTGACCGGTGCAGCATTGATGGAACCCCTGGGAATATCAGAAATTTTTGTTGCTGGGTCTGTAATTTGTGGGGTTTGCAAAGAATAGATAACTCCCAAAATGCTGTCTTGAAGTTGTGGGTAATCTTTTGCAATATCCCCGATCAAATCATCGGTGCGTGGATTAATGCCGGCCCGCACTAGCGATGCCTCGGTATCGAGCGCATGTCCGAATTCGTGAGCAATCGTGCCGACCGCTGTTCCCGGGTCGATTCCATCGTTGCCATCGAGAATTCCAGATTCGGCTAAAACGCGCGGTACGCCAACCGTGGAGCCAAGACTCAAGCCATACCCAACGGAAATCGGGCTATCATCAACTCGCTGCACGGGCATCACTATTACTGATGCGCCAATATTAATTGGCGAGTTCGGCCTCGGCCCATTGATTGCGATACGACCCTCAAACTCGGGATGACGCCTAATATTGTCGCGAATAGATGCTACGTGATCCATTAGTGACCTAGCAACGATCGCCCTGATTTCCCCATCCCTGTCCTCTGGGTTTGCGTTCTTCAAGCGATCAGCCAATGCTGCGAAGTCCAACAATTCCGCTTGATATTTTTTATCTTTGAGTCTGTTTTGTTTTGCCTGCTCAATGTCCCGAGACATCAACTGCTTGTAATATTCGGCCTGTTCGAGCCAGCGTCCCCTAAAAGTTTTCATTAGTTCTTCCGCACTGGTTCGACCATTTAAAGTGCGGCTTCCAGCAACTGCCTTAAAGTCGCCCTTGATTGATACCACATCAAGGAGTGCTTCGCCATACTGCTCCCAGGCGGCGGCCCATCCGTTTGTGCGGTCCAGTTCGTCAACGTCAAGTTGGATGCCGGCATCACTAAATAGGTCCTTCAATAACTGTCGTTCTTGCTGTTGTGCTATTTCGGGATCAACCACTAGCGGTCGTGCGGCTGGCTTGGAGATGTCTCCATTTCTAACGCTTTTAACTGACTCGTATTTGTCTGGTGTGCCAGCGCCGGTAGAAATGACCTGATCGACATCCTGAATATTAGATTCCCTATTGGGAATTGAGTAGTTACGAACTTGGCGCTGAGCACGGTAACGAACCCCAGACCCCTTCCTGGCATCATTCATGATGTCCTTGAAGGCTGGGGATAGAGCGAAGTGAACTGGCCGCAGGCGATCGGGGTCATCAAAATCTTCGTTCAGTGCCTCCTCGATCATTTTCCGATATGCCTTGCGCTCTATCAGGCGTAGGGGGAGCGGGCCGCTGAAGTATTTATTAGGGTTTGCATTAATTTGGCGGAGTATGCCTAGCAAGAAATTCTGGCGGTCATCGGGTGTCTGCCAGTCATAGTCGTCACGAGCCCAAACTCGTGGGCCATCAGCGAGGGCAGCAGTCAAGTGAATGCGACCAAAGCCGTGAGCCGCATACTCAAGTTCGCTAGCCAGGGTGAAAGAACTACCGATTCCAAGACCGCGAGCATCTTCTGAGCCAGACTTCATGTCTAGTTCTTCGTGATAAATCGCCGGCTCTTCGTTCTCATCGTCACCGAAGGGCTCGATATTGCGGATGAAGTACCCGACCTCTTCGCCAGAGTCGTCGTAGATAAGCCCCTCGACAACTATGCGCTGATAGCCGGCATCGGAGTTCTCGGTCGATACGTCAGTCACCTCCGACCTGTATGTACCATCCCTGCCAAGGCCTTCGTGCTCGAACATCTGGCGAGCAACGGCATCAATAAAATCGATGTCGTAATTTTGAAGGGCATCACGAATCTCTCGCACATTAGGACGCGGGCCCGATGCGAGACCTCGTTTGCGAGCCGCCTCTCGGCGCCTGTCAAGGCCGTCCTGATGAATCTTGCTCCACGTTTCCGAAAGTTGCTCTGGGACAAAGCCAGGGAAATTAATCGAGCCAGGGAAATTAATCGGCGCTGGCCGTTCACGCGGAGTGTTGTCGTAAATAAGGCCGTCGCCGTCGCCGTCCTTGGGCTGGTCTCCTGGGTCTGGAGCGCCCATCGAGCCAATAGTGCGCAGTTTCTTGATTGCCAAGACTGGCTTATCAATCTTGACTGCCGAAACCTTGATTTCCGAGACTGACTTTTCAACTTTGACTTCCGAAACAGAGGCTGGTACTTCCTGCTTTGGTTCAGGAGAAGGCTCCACCGCAGGACGGGTAGATTTGCCCATTATCTTGACATCCAAGATGGGCAGGTCCACCCGTACTGCGCTGGATTTATCCATCCCAACAGTTTAGTCTTTTGCCAGGGTACTTTCAGCAAATGACCTGATAGTTAGTCGGTGAAGTTCTACAAGTTCATCCATGCTGGTGGAGCCCCATGTATACCCACCAGCGAGAGCAAAGATCGTCGGGACCTGAAGAGCCAGGCACGCCTCGGCTACCAATTCCTCACGATAGGCCAGGCTATGGCGTGAATACCCAGCATTGATCGGGTCCATGCCAGCGTTGTAGATGATGAAATCGGGCTGATTCTTGGCAACAATCCCTAGCGCCTCGGTGATGGCATTCATGTAGTCCCGATCCGAGGCAGAGCCCAGGATGTTGATATTGGACTTGGGGTCTGAAACGGCGTAGGTGTCGAATGGCGAAACGACAACATCTACCTGGAAGGTTGTATCTGGCAAGAACTTCCGCGTGATGGAGTACGTCCCCCCGCCGGCATGAGCGTCGAAGTCGATGATTGCGATATTCCGATAGCCAAGATCGGTCGCTCGCATGGCGGCGACTGCCAGCCCATTGAAGGTGCAGAAACCAGCACCACCGCTGTGATCAGCATGGTGTAGCCCACTGGACAACGAGCCGGCAACTGGCGCCCCGGCGTGAACGGCCTCTACGGCCCCTACAAGGCCCGATGCATGAGCCAGGGCCATCGTGTAGATGCCCGGGTCCCAAGTGAAGCCCTGCGAGCCACCAAGGGGTCCTCCGGTCTTGACGTCCTTGACGTACTGTTCGGCATGAACGATGCCCACGAGTTCCTCGGCAATCGGCTCGTACTCAGTCGGGTCCGTCAGGGTTGCGTTGCTGATGGCGAACTTATCCATCGACTCTGCGATATGGACCGACTTGCGAGTCGTATCGAATGCGTACTTGCTAGCCGCATATTTACTGTTGTAAAAAATTTTCACTATTTCCTCCATTTATGCGCCACCCCTGTTGGGCGGCTATTGCCATTCCGGCTATGTGGCTAGTCTATACTTGTATTGAGTGAAAGGCAAATTATGGCTTCCCGAATACACGGCACCCTCAGCGCCAACACAGTCGCTACCGCGACAGTAACCGCGCCCACCAAGACTCTGAACCTCAATACCATCTGGGGCCCAGACACCAAGGTCGTCAGCGACGGGATCAAGGCCGTTCGGGTCTCGATCTACGCAACTAACGCTGCTCATACTGGTGCCGGCTTTTTCACCATTGACGGAACAGTCCCCACCGTAAGCGGCAATGATACGTATCTTGCCATCAGCGGCAACCCCGGTAAAGTTGTTCATGTTGGGGGCCTTGATGAGGTGGTTGTCAAGATCATCAGCCCTGGTGCCTTCGCCTATTCGGTTGAGGTTGTTGACTAATAGACTTGAGGGCTATAGCCCCCCATAAGGCCGTACTCTAAAATTAGAAATCTAACTGAAATGCCCACACGAGTTGCGGAGCCGATTCCTGTCCGCTACATTGTCTCTCGCCGGAAATAAGCCGGCAACAGACAATACGGAGGAATCATGTCAGCAAGCGAATACCGCACGATCGTGGCAAGCACCAATCGCCGCCGAGGCCGTCCGCGCCTCAGCGACGAAGAGCGCGTCATTCGTGCCGAGCAGCGCAAGGAAGCCAATCGCCTCAAGCAAGAGGCTCGTCGCCGCGCAGCAATCGTTCTTCAGCATCGTCACCAGGACGAGTTTCAGGTTCTCCTGCGGAGCGAGTACGACGCGCTCATCGCAGAAGCGCCCAGCGCTACTGTCTGAACAGACGCCCACCTGATCGCGATGGCGCCCCTTCGGGGGCGCCATTTGCTTTTCCTGGGGCGGTGCGAGCCTTGCCCTCGGACTTGTTGAACACGGCGTTGATTTCTTCCTTTGTCAACTTGCCATCATCCATGTAGGCATTTGCTAGGCCCTCGACCACAAAGGCGACGCCACCAACTCCAGCCATAAGCACGGCCTTCCAGATCGGGATGCCGGCTACAGCACCAGCGCCGATAACCCCAAGCCCGCTAGAGGCAAACTTTGCCAAAATGCGAAGAATGATGTGGTTCACCTATACATGATAGTTCATCAAGTACTCTTTCTAGATGAACCCCGACAACAGGACAATATACGGAAATATCGAACTAGTTGGTTCGTATCGCGAGCCATGCATTGTTTGTGGCCACCCGACTGGCGACTGCGCTCCGAGTGATGATAACCATTTCACCGTGGCAGGAGCGGGGGTGTTTCCATCATTGAACCACGAAGAAATTTTCGTCGTAAAAGAGGACATTTTTGAAGAACGCCAGATTACTCCGTTCACTCGTTCCCGAGTGCTCGTGCACCCGGCGGGCAAAACGATGCCGATTAGCGAAGCCAAGAAATTGGGTCTCTGCTAGACGATTTCAGTATTGCCCCCATGATGTATCTTTGATGTTCCACCCAATTACGCGACGGAGTTTGTATGTCATTGTCCCGGGAATTTGTTGATTCATATCGCACCAAGCAGGCACCATGGGGTTTCAGCGGATTGGGCGAGATTGTTTACCTTCGTACCTATAGCCGGCCAATGGAGGGTCTCGGGCGAAACGAGACGTGGCCGGAGACTCTCCGGCGCGTAGTGAATGGAGCGCTTGAAATCGGCACCGAATGGACCGACGAAGAGGCCGAGAAGATTTTCGATCACATGTTCAATTTGCGCTGCTCCGTGTCGGGGCGCGCGCTGTGGCAACTTGGGACTGATCTGGTCCGCAAGTTCAATGCGGCCAGCCTCAATAACTGTTACTTCGTCAATGTCGAGACGGTAGACGACTTCGAGTTTTTGTTTGACTACCTCATGCTCGGTGGCGGTGTCGGATTTTCGGTGGAGCGCTCGAAGATTCATGAGTTGCCCAAGATCAAGGCCGGCGTCACCATCACCCATGAGCGCAGCAATGACGCTGACATTATTGTCCCCGACAGTCGCGGTGGATGGCGGCGGCTTCTTCACTCGGTGCTCAAGTCATACTTTTACACCGGCAAGTCGTTCACCTACTCGACCATGCTCATTCGTGAGTTCGGTGCTCCCCTCAAGACGTTCGGTGGAACTGCATCAGGGCCTGGTGCTTTGATTGAGGGCATCAATGACATCTGCAAGGTCATGGACAACCGGGTCGGCAAGAAACTCCGCTCGGTAGACGTCCTTGACATTTGCAACATCATCGGCCGAATTGTTGTCTCGGGTTCAAGCCGGCGCTCGGCTCAGATCGCCATTGGTGATCCCGACGACATTCTGTTCCTTCGCGCCAAGAACTGGGGAACCGGCAATGTGCCCGGCTGGCGAGCCAACTCCAACAACTCAATCTACGCCGATGCGTGGGAAGAAATTCAGCCCGAACTGTGGAAGGGCTACGACGGCTCTGGTGAGCCATACGGCTTGCTCAACCGCAAACTCGCCCGAAGCATGGGGCGTGTCGGTGAGAAAAAGTCTGACCCCAGCATCGAGGGATTCAACCCCTGTGCCGAAATCGCACTTGCCGATGGTGAGTCCTGCAACCTCGCTACGCTGTTCCTCCCGAACATCCGAAGCGAAAAGGAAATGCACGAGGTTTCAGTGCTTCTGTACAAGTTGCAGAAGGCGATCACCGGCATGGACTATCCATATGAAAAGACCACTCGCACCGTTCACAAGAACCGACGCCTTGGTCAGTCGGTGACCGGAATCCTCCAGGCCAGCGAAGAGCAGTTGTCGTGGCTCGACAGCACCTACCGCAACCTCGTTGACTTTGACGTCGCTTTCTCAAAGGAGCGTGGCATCCCGGCCTCGATTCGACTGACAACCGTTCAGCCGTCGGGAACACTCTCGCTCCTGCCCGGAGTCACTCCCGGGATTCATCCGGCCTACGCGCGCTATTACATCCGCCGTGTACGCTTCAGCGCTGCCGATCCGCTGGTGGAGGCGTGCCGGCGACGTGGCTACAAGGTCGTGCCGGAGATTCTTATCGATGGCCGCGAAGACCACACCAAGTGGGTCGTGGAGTTCCCCTGTAAGTCCCCGGAGAACGCCGTCCTTGCCAAGGAGATGACAGCAGTTCAGCAACTGGAGTGGGTCAAGAAGATGCAGGTCCAGTGGGCCGACAACGCAGTTTCGGTGACGGTCTATTACAAGAAGGAAGAACTTACCGAGATCAAGTCCTGGCTTGAGGCGAACTACACCAACAGCGTCAAGAGCGTAAGTTTCCTTCTGCACAGCGACCACAACTTCCCCCTTCCCCCATACGAGGAAATCACGGAAGAGGCATACGACAAGTTGGTCGCAAAGGTCGACGACTCGGCGCCATTGGTCCTGGATGCCACCGGTTCATCCCTCGATGATGCTGACTGCGCTACGGGAGCCTGCCCGATCCGATGAGTCTCGAAGGAGTAACCCCAGAAACGATCGCTGACACGATCAATGTGTTCGTCGAGAACAAGATGCTCATCCCCGTGGGACACGGATTTTGCTGGACATGCGAAAACGAAAAGCCGGTATACGACGTCTCGACGGATCACTTCCCGTCACAGGAGCCCAAGTGCGGCGACTGCATTATCAATACGGCAATGGCTGCGATGAAGTTGCCAGGATTTATCGCCAAGGTGGAGCACGAGTATAAGCGACTGTATGGCGACGAGACTAAGTGATCTCAGGCGGCTAGGCGCTGACAAGTTCCTCGACCATGCTCAATTTCTGCTGGTCAAGTTTGGCCATTGCAAGGGCTTGATGCGAGCACCATCCGGGGCGCTTAGTTGTACGGCTGCCCTCTATGCGGGATGCGGGGCAAAACCAGACAAGATTCCCTGGGACGCTGATAGCGCTGAAGTTGCCGGCGTTACCGCTAAGAACTGCGCTGTTGCCGATGAGTTGCTATTGTTTCTGGAAGGTCTTGCAAGAACGGACTGCCTAGAAGAGTGGAATGATCGAGATGGCATCGAAATCGGACAGTGCCTGGGTCTGCTTCAAAAAGCAGCGGACATGATCCGTATCAGCCTCGACTAATTGGTGCAGGCAATAGCAAACTGCCAGTAGTACTTCCCGACGACCGGCCAAGTGATCCCGGTGCCCTTGTCATGCCAAGAGGTTCCTAATGGATTGTTGGGAATTATTTCATACATATCAGCAAGATTTGTGAATTTGCATGACTCAAGCAGTTTCCATACTCGTTCATGGTGACAGTTCCAGTGGTGTGCTGCACCATCCCACCAAGACGCATTTGAGGTATCCCTGATGTCCTGGTGTTCGAGGGCGCTTAGCACCATTTCCCACGGTTCCTGTTTCTTTGCCCATCTCTCAATGGTCTTGAGAACATCTGGGCCAACTACTAGCAGTCGAGCGCCGGGTTTGCTGATGCGTTTGATTTCTTCAAGAAAGGCCGGCACCTCTGGCCAACTAATGTGCTCAAGTACGTGCCCCATATATACCGCATCAAAGGTGTCGTCCTCGAATGGGTATGGCTCGCCGGGCTTTACAAGCACGTCAGGCTTGGTGAGTTCGTTCTCCCAGACATCAGTGTTTACCCAGCCCTTGGCGTAGTGGGTTCCACATCCGGCATTTAGATATTTGGCCATTCCGTGAAGACTAGCAGCACACTCACCGGAGAAAAGGAAAAGCCCCCGAGTTTCCCCGGGGGCCAGTCCTTTGAGCCTTTGCAGGATCAGGACTCGAAGTCGACCTTCACGAACGCCTCGGGCCGCTTGACAGCGAGACCCAGACGCTGCTCGGCCAGAATGACGATGGCATTCCGGACGAAGAAGTCGCTGTGCTGCTCGCTGATGCGGATGCTGGCCTGCTCGCGGTCGTACAACTGCGCGCCACTTCCGAACGCGCCGACGAGGGCGGTTCCTTCAGTGATGGCAGGTGTGTCGACTACGGGGAGACGCCACAACCGGGGCTCGCTGCCCATGGCAACCGAGATCGCCACGAGGTACTGGCCGTTGTCGTCCTTCGCGAGTTCGATGCGCTCCCAGTCGTTGGGGTGGAGAACCACACCAGTGGGCTCGTAGTAGGCGAGGAACGACAGGGTGGCCGCACGACGGATCGAGTCGGCGTAGTTGTCGCTTGCTTCACCCTCGGACTTGTCGAAGGTCTGAATGCCGGCGGTCTGGAGAATACCGGTGAGGTTTTCGCCCAGGCCGTTGCCGTTCAGAATCTGCTCATCTTCCTGGAGACGCAGACCGTAGAGCAACTCGTTGTCGATGATCGAGCGCAACTGTGGCTCGTCGGCAAGTACGTTGCGGTGGGCCGCTTCCCAGTGAGCCAGGGTCCGGATGGGAGCCTGCTGACCGGTGAAGGTGAATCCCGACTGGGGCTTCGCAGCGAAGGCGCTGTTGCCCGAGTTGCGCTCAGCGACGCTGGAGGCAGCGTTGGTGAAGCCGGTCATCGAGAAGTACTCGATTACCGCCGCAGTGGTGGTGCGGGCGGGGAACAGGTCGCGAACGCGACGGGTACGCATCGGGGGAACGATGATCGGGTCACGCTGGATGGTGCCGAACGAGCCGGGGGTGCCGGAGGGCAGGGCCGAGTAAACGTCCTTGCGTCCCAACATACCAGCAACGTCAGCCCTCTGAAGCATGAAGGGGCTGGGCATGTTGGCGCCATTACGGCCACCGTTCAGGGCCTTGAACTCAGCGGACTCGATGAACAGGTCACCGAGGCTCTTGCCGAGGGCTCCCGAAACCACAGTGAGGCCGGCGGCGGCAGCCGAAGCAACGCTGTCCGAGGCGGGCGACATGCCCCACTCGTCAGCGGCCTTCATGGCCTCCATGGCCTCGATGAGGCTCTTGATTTCCTTGATGTCGGCCATGTTCCGGTCGAACGCGGACTTCTGCTCCGGGCTGACAACGACAGTGCCGTTCTCAATGCGGAAGGAGTCAGCGATCTCCTTGTTGTTGGCCATCTTTGCCCGGAGCGCACTCTGGAGTTCGCGCAGGCGGCTTTCGTCGAATGACATTTGTCTTCTCCTGTTGGATGATGTCGGATGGATCGGCAGGTGAGCACCAGACCGCTGTATTACAACATAACAAAAGAAGATCGAATGTAAGGTAACTCTTTGTTACTTATTAGTTGTGACTTGTTGCGTATAGCACTTGTATATCCCCTGGTCAGAGGATTTCAGTATTTGTTTGTTCGTCTAATTCCTGGTCATCAGGGGTATTTTCTTGACTCATCTGCTCTTCTTCAGGGGTTTCCGTATATTCCCCATCTTCGTCATCAACAAAAATATTTTGTAACAACGACTTTACAAAAGCCCGTTTGTCGTCGTCAGAGGCAGTTTTGAGCCCTTCGGGGACTGGGGCAACGGTCATTCGCATCTCATTCATCACTGGTCAGCACCTCGTCAATAGCGGCTTCCCGCTCTTCGTCACTGATGTATTCGCCGGCGATCTCCAGTGCCCGGTCCCGATTCCGCTCGAATCCGTCCATGTAATCCCCCAATTCATCCTGGGTCATTCCATACTCTTCGGGGTCCATATCTTCCGGCGGAGAATCAATCAAGCCATAAATATCCGCGTAGTTAAATTCTTTTTCTTCGTTGTCGAAGGTGTCAGACTGAATGTGGTAGGCAAATGTAGGTCTCATGCAGTTCTCCTGGCCTTAAACCTTTTCGACAATCGGGATCGGGCCCTTAAATAGCGGCCGGCCACGACTGTCCTTCATGACGCTTAGGATCATTTGGATTCTGTCCTGTACCGACATTTTGGACATCTTAGTGATGTCCGTGTCCACACCACGGGCCTTGAGGAACTCAACAATTCCCCCACCCCAATTTCCGAATTCGGCCTTTCCATATGTAGCGGTGCGCAGGTAGCCCAACATTTCATGACGGTCATCAAGCGAAAACTCTGACCGACCTGACGAAATAGCATCTGCTAATTCTCTTGACGCCGCCAGGGCTTCTGTCTTGTTGCCTGGCAGCCATTCACGTCGCGCCAGTTCCCACAGAACGCTTTGCATTGCTCGGGGATGCTGGGTGAAGTCCTCTCCAGTCAACTGCTTCCACTCTTCAGCAACATTCATGATTGCCGCCGAAACTAGTCCATATCCTCGGCCGTGACCGAGACTTTCAAGACTATTGAATAGAACGTCGGTTTCGTTGAATGCCCCGTCATTACGTCTGGTTTTTTGTGATATCGCCGGCAGGGCGAAACCGGCAACAGCCATCCATGTGTCGTTGGTTATGTCCCTAAAATAGGAGTCCATTGGATTGTTGAGGTTATTGTAGAACGACCTGACCTTGCTCTCGTCGCCAAGCAAATTAGAAATCATTGACGACATGAATGCCGCATGCTCGGGTGAATCAACATCACCAGCAAGGGCGGCCAGTCGATCTCCGTCCCGCAGCATTTGAATAGCCTTGATGTCATTCACCAAGTATGCGCCAGCAGCCTTTTTCTTTCCTCTAATCGGATTGGCTTTGCCGGTTGCAGGGTCTGGGTTGAGGTCCAACTCCATCAATGGTCCTTCGCTACCATCAATGTACTTCATACCATTTACTGATGCGTGTGCCCTATGAGCAACTGCAACCTCAAAGTTTGACATACCCTGAATTCGCTTGCCAGTAAATTGCTGTGCCAATTGATCTGCGTCAAGGCCGGCAATAGACCGGAAGAATTCCATGTCATTTTCTAGTGACTTAAGTTGGTACTTAAGGGCTGCGATAGTTCCCTCGCGACGCTTCTGCAATGCCTTGGAACCCTGGTTGCGCTGCTTACCTAATTTTTCAAGGCGGCGCCGTAGTTCATTAGCGGCTGCGCTGCTGCTGTTAGTCACCTGATTCCAGTTTTTGCCGCCGCCCGATGCGCGAGCCTTCATGATTCCTTGGGCCATCGCCTTGGCGACCTCATCGCTAACCTCAAAATCTGGGTCAGCAATCATCTTGGCCATATGCTCCCCAAGCACAACATTCGAGTCCCATGGCAGTTGGGGAGAGATTGTTGCCATTGCGGCCGCCACCAGACTTGGATGAATATCTGTTTCTGCGGCAATTGACCCAATGTATTCATTGGCTACTGGGTACCAATGCTTGGCGCGTGCGCGGAACTCCTTGTCGGCTGGCGAGTCATACTGAGCCAGAAGCCGCAACATGTTGTCTTTGATGTAGTCATTGATCTGCATTACCGCATCATCAATTTGCTTCAACTGATCGGCGGAATAGTCCTTATCACCGGCCTTTAGGATTGGCACCGGCTCAACGTGACGAAGGCCAGGCACGCCTCCGATCATTGCATTAACCATCGCTGCTTTTTGTCCTGGCGTGTAGTTGCGTCCTCCAACTTTATCCTGGCCGGCAAGGCGTGATACCTGTCCGCTGGGATCAGTCTTTCGTGTGCGGCGCACACGGATGTCCGTAGTCGGCCGTGATGGTGAGTAGGTGCTGCCCGCTTGCTCAGCGCCGGTATCAATAAAAGCCCCATTCATATCACGATCAGCGAGACGATCCATGTCAAGTACTGACGCCACGCCGCGACCTCGGCCGATATTCGTGACGGAGTCAAGGGACTGCTCGGACTTGTCGTAAACATCCGCAATATCGAAGGTCACAGTACCGGTAGCATCATCATATACGGCATTGATTACTGTGCCGATCGAGCCACTCTTCACTGATGTGATTTCATCAATGTTGTCAGAAAGCCAACGGAACACACCTTCTTCGCCGTCCAGGGTTAGTGCGTCGTTCTCATCAAAGATGTCATCCGCATCAAATGTGACAGCCACGTTTCGCGGGACCGCATAGGTGTTGTCAAGTCCGGCTCCCATAATTTGGATAGACCGCATACTTGACTCAAGGTCGTCAATTTCCTGACGAAGTTTAAGGAGTTTTGCGGTCTGAAGTTTAGACCAAACTGACTGACCCTTTGCGTTGGTTAGTGCCAGGATTTGGTCGAGTTCATCAGTTGTTACTGACGACAGGTCACGATCTCCCAGGCGAGACGAAAGCGCTTTCCGCGATGCCGTATCAAACTTTTTAATTGCTTCAAGTCTGTCGGCAGTGCGGGTCCGCGGATTGATTTTGCGGAAGACATCCTTCCGGTATCCGATTGAACTCCTGCCACCCTCGGTGAGCCGGCTGGCCACCACTCCCTGCCGGGCGATTTGTGCCGCCTGAGCATTCGTAATCCGGCGAGTTTCAGGGATGGCGTCGAAAGCATCTTGCGAAACCCGCTGAGCAATTACACGAACAGCACCGGTCGGGTCATTGCATCCTTCAAGTTTCCAGTTCGTGAACTGCCCTCCGTTGATTGTTGTTGGAGGGCAACGAAGCATTCCATCTTCGTCAACAAGGGCTCCACCTCGTTTGGCGATTTCCTGACTGATGGTTCGGAGTTTTGCGCCGCCCCTACGCTTGGCTGCCTTGAACTCCACCAGATGCTGGTCAAAAGACTTAGTTGCCTCAGACCAGTATTCACCGAAGCCTTTTAAATTATCGACCACTCCAGGCATCATCACCCGGTGGATGAGGGACTTCTCTCGCTTCTTCCACGGATGACCTTCCGGGAGTAGATCGTTGTCGGTGACATAACTGGGGTTACTGGGCTGCCCATTTGACAGAATCTGAAGGAAGGCATTTACTCGCCCCATCGCCCACTGGTTGCGTGGCATTCCAGACTTCTGGGAGCGCGAAGACGAACCTCCGCCACGACGGTAAACAGACTTGAGGGCCCTGAGGTTGACGTACGACCAGTTCGGGTTGCCCGCCTTTTGCATGCGCTCGTTGTGCAACTTGACCTTGTCACTGAGCGAGCGCAGGACTGCTTCATTCAGTTCTACTGAAATGGCATCAGAAGTAGGTAAGGCGTTCTTCTTGCGATTCAACTTGCTGACAGCAATGGCTACGCGGCGCACAAAGTTCTTGTCGCGCTCGGCGTTACGCCGGCGAGCCAATGGACTAGAGCCCATCCGCAGGCGGTAGTCGGATTCATTAGTGCATGGCATCCAGGCTTCTCCACCATCGTCTGAGCGATAACGGCGAATTCCAATGCAGCCGAGTTGGCGCGACCGAACGCGGGCCGAATCTGGCGACGTGAACACATCTGGGTCAGTCTTGCGGATTCGGCGCTCAGCCTTTTCTTCGACTGGCTTTTCCTCAGTTATCGGGCCACCGACAACCCATGCCCGGCAGGTGCGCTTCGCGGCACACTTGAAGTCGAAGGCTTCGCAGTAGCCAAGTTCGCCCACGGCATCAATGGCATCCCACTCATCGGTACGCTCACCACCGGTGACGCCTTGCTCGATGCAGTCCTTCATCTTGTCTGTGACAATGAACAGTGCGCAGTTCCCGCACCGCTGCTTCTTGGCGGTAGCAACATCAACATCCCACTCATCAGCAAGTTTTGACCAATAGGCGGTGTTCTTTTCATTCGGATTCAGTGGGCCGTAAGACGCACTGTCGATCGCCTTTTTGCGGTTGCGCAGGTTGACGGCAATGTCTTTGGTGGCTGTCGGGCAGGCAGACTCAGCCTTTTCGTTTTGCTCGATCCAGTCGATAAAGTCCGACAACTGCATCTCGGTGAGGTTTTCTACGAAATCCTCGTACTCACCGTCGTCGGCCTTGCCAGAGCGGTACTTTCCGCCACGCTTTTTGTATTCGCGGACCAGCCAGGCGTTTGCGTAGGCAGATGGGTAGACATCAAACTTTCGTTTCGCCTCCTCCTTGACCCGGGCATATAGTTCCGGGTTAGTGGGGATGGCGGCCTTCTCCTCAAGGGCAGATTCGTCGTCCTTCTTTTTGGTTGGAACATAGATCGGCTTTTTGTCAACCCGCGTCTCGGTCGACTCTGCTCGACGCTTTCTGGTGACCGCGTCACGAATTTCTTCTGCCGTCATTGAACGCGCTCGTGAAGCCGGCACACACTTCGGGTACTTACCCTTGTCGGCATCGTCCCGCCCGCATGGCTCGAATCCGCCGCCCTTCTTCGGGCGCGAGATGTCTACCCAGCGTTCCTTGAACCATTGAGTGAGCGACTTTTGCAAAGCCGCCGAGACAAGACCTCCATCTGCGAGTGTGTCAATGCCAAGGATGGGCCTTTCGCTAAGTTGCTCCCAGCCAATTGGCTTCTTTCCGCGACGCTTCCGCTTACGAATTTCAGCCGACTTACCCTGCGAGCACGGAAGACACTCATCGTCTTTTTCATCTAGGGAATTGATTTGGTCGAGGATGCGCGTTAGTTCTTCGTGTGATTCACAGGGCATCCATGCGCCATCGACTTCATGGGCACCGCTGCATCCAAGCCGGCGTGACATGCGCATAGCCTGAGCCCTGTTTGGGCGCAGAACATCATCGTCTTCGTTGTTCATTTGCTGCCCTTACGCTTGCGCGGTGCCTTTGTTTTCCCTGGATCAGTATTGTCCTCTGGGATACCCAGAACTCCATCGTCCTTCAGTTCTTGATACATCTCCCGGAACTTCTCACGATTTTTTGGCTGCGAGCAGTACCAGATTGTTGACCAGTAAATGGCATCCCGTTCAGCGCCAGTTTCATCGCTGGCCAGGGTTTCTGCGTATTGCACAATTCGGCTGCGTTCTTCCCCGGAATCGACGTATTTGTAAAAGGCGTTTCGGATGTTTTGCAGTTGCTTCTCATCAAACATTTTTGAGCCACCTGTTTGTCATTCTCTCAACATCCTCAGCCCTTGGGTCGGCGCTATTTGGGTCCCATAGTGAAGGCGCGAGATTCTCATTAATAGCAGGCTTCCAGTATGGGTTCTGGGAGATGGCGATATGTAGTGGAAGCGTCAAGCGCTTTTTGACGCGATTCTTTTTTGCCCCAGGGCTGGGGTCATACCGATAAATGAATCCCATTGCCGGCCCATTGAGGTAGCCAGTCATGTATAACTCTTCATATTGACCAAGCGAATTAGGGTCAGTTCGGGCGATCAGAACTTCTTTTCTCACGGCTGGGCCTCGGTTTGCATTCTAGCGATGATCGCATCTACGCTATCAACAATTCGCTGGGCCTGAGCGCGACGATCTTCGGTGCTTTCGACATTTAGCATGTCCTGAATGTAGGAGTATAGCCTACCAAGAGAGTAGTCATTATCCCATTCTTTTTCAGGGTCCCCGCCGGTCTCGGCATTCATTGTGTCTCCGAAGAATTCCTTGACCGCACGGGCTACGGCTGAGCCGGCCAATAGTTCCGTGTCGTAGGTATTCGGATCAAGGGACGGGAGCATCTCGAATACTCGGTCCAGGGCAGGACTCTCGTATTCGTTGTCAACATTGAATGGCTTGCGGTAGTTAGCAAAGTTGCTCTCAACCTCTTCCAATCCGTCACGATCAAGTGTCACGGCCGGACGAACTGGTCCGATCCGTGGTGTGCCGGCTTCTTCCTGTCGCGCTCTACCACCGACGCGACTACGTCGGCGTGCCGCGCTTCGTGCTGCACGTTCTGCTCGCCCTGCCTCGAACTCAGCAATTGCTTCCTCGTTCCGCTGCTGCTCTTCTTCGCTAACAACCGCCTGAGACCCGATCCCGATTTCCTCCTGCCGCTGGTTCAAATCATCTTCGTCCCCAGTTGCAGGTCCCTCAACCTGTGCTTCGCGACGGTTTCGCGGACGAGGAGAGCGCGGTGTCGCGGGCCTTCGTCGGGTTCGTGGTGCTGGGGTTTCTTCTTCGTCGGCGTCTAGGTTTTCTGATTCAGCAAGAATCGCATCATCGTTCGGATCATCTGGGTCTGGATTGCTTCGTCTACGTGCTCGCTCCTCTGCCTGTGCGGCCCTTGTTCGTGCAGCCTCAGCAGCCCTATTCATTTCTGCACTGTTTGGCGCAAGTTCATCAACACGGTTACGGGCAGTCGGATAGGCGAGCAATCGATCGGGTGGGATCGGCAAGCCAGTTGGAGTGAGTGTTTCTGACTGCTGTGTACCAAACACTGTAGACGCAAATCCTTCTGACGAGCCATACTTGCCGTCATAAATGCGCTTCAGAGCGCTGTCAATTTCCTGCTGCTCTAATTCAATTCCAATAACGCGCACTCTGGCTTGCTCAATGTCAGCAGCGTCGGTGTCGCCAAGTTCATCATCGCTACTAAGGACGGTGCCCCGGTTCTCGCTAAGATCATCAACTTCTCGTCGTGCCATTTCAAGTCGTGCATCATTGGCGGTTCGTCGGTCACGAAGAGCGGCCTCGGCCTCAACAAGAAACGCAGCGGCCTCTGCTTCCGTGCCGGGGTTTTCCGGATCGATATACCATTCGCCTGGGTCACGGGTGAATCGTTGCCCAGTTGGGCCAACTGCTTCTTCCCCGCCCACGGCGCGGCGAGGCCTGTAGTTGGCATTTATTCTAGGAGTACCACTGGGGCCAGAGTACTTTTGGGCGGGGGCCTGTGGAACTTCATCTATAGCCTCAGACCCAAGAGGTGCTTCGGGCGCTTCGCCGCGCTCTGTTGCGAGGGCGTCCGCAAGACCCGTGACGTTTTCGGCAGTTGCTACCGCGTCTGCCGCTGCGTCAACTTCTTCAACAACCTCGGGCGTTGTATCGCCAATTACTTCTGGGGTTGCCTCTTCGGCTGATGGGGCCTGTTCTGGCTCACCGACAATACGGAGCGGAATGCCACGATTCTCCAGGATTCTAGTAACTTCATCGCGATAACTCTGCGGATGGAGTTCCCATGTCATGCGGTCAACTTCAGCAGCCTCAATGTCGCTTGGCTCAAGTGGACTCTCTGGGATAAATGTATTTCTAAAGTCACCATCTGGGAATTGTCGCGAATCGCGGAAGCCTTGCCAGTTGACTGTTTCCGGTAGGAAGTATCCGTTTTGCTGCAATGGAAAGATAGTCCCACGTGTGTTGCCAAAGTTCATCACCGGCTGTCCCGACACGTCGTTCTTTAGCACAAGGCGAATGCCACGATTTTCTGTTCCGTCTGGCGTAATTCTGGCCAACTGCGTCTCTACCGAGCCGGCGATGAACGAGTTTGACAATAGCGGGCCATTTAAACCGGCTCCCCCGAAGTTGGGTGCCCTCAGTTGGTCTAAGTTGCGAATGTCAACCGTTGGCCGGCCACGCAATGACTGCAAAGCCTCAGCAACGTCGTTGGGACCAAGACCAGAGAAGTTGCGAAGATTAAGTTTAAATTCATAAAGAACTTCAGCAACAGTATCTCCAACTCGCTCAGCATCCATAACTGCCATCAGGCCTTCACCAGTTAGGTTTGGGGGGGATGCCAGTCTGATGTCTGCTTCAACCGCTTCAGAAATTCTGCGGGCCAGGTTCGTCCCAGTAAGTTCAAAAGGAAGATCGGTGTTACTTAAATCGACGCGGAGACTTTGCAAAAGTTCCTCTAGCGCCGGGGTTTGGCTAGAGCGCGTCAGCGCATAGAAGGGCTCAAGATTATCGTCAACGCGGCCGGCATCTCGCATGTTCGGAGGTAGTGATCGAAGATCAGACACGATGCCATTGGCCAAGTCAATCGCGCTTGAGTTTTCAAGATTATCTGCGAAGCCACGATCTGGGTCAACAGATGGAAGTGCATTGAGTGCCTGTGTTGCCCCCTGCGCCCGTCGTGATATTGGCTTAGCGCGAACAGCCAGAGGCTTGCCGAGAACCTCTTCAAGGTCCATTCTTCCACTAAACGAGAGTTTCTTGAACCAGCGCTTGATTTCGGCCTCTCGCCGCCCGCGTTCAACCGGGTCAGAAATTGCTGCTGCGTCATCGATCGCCATAATTGCTTCGATGTGCGACGGGGTCGAGGGGTCAATTGGCTGATTTTCGTAAGCGGAGTTGCCTGTCGCTGTATCTAATTCATCAACGATCCACTGCCAAGCATTCGCTTGTTCCTGGTTGCGAATTAGGGATGGGCGTCCTCTTTGCCAATTTATGAGTTCGTCAGTCATCGCAATTTTAAGTTCAGTTACCTGGTATATTCTCGTAACCCTAAATCCGAGGCGAGGCCAAACGTATGGGCCGTCTGATGTTGCGCCCACTCCAACCTTGTTATGACCAGCCAATTGTAAGTGGCGTAAGGCATGAGTATTAAATACCGTGGCGACGCCGGCGCCTTTATAGGTTTCGCCCTGGTCTTCCAAGTACATGTTAGCGTGTTCAATATAACTCGGTTGACCATCAACATCACGGGTAATGTAACGAGAGAACCTTCCGAGTGTTCCTTCTTCCCCGGTTGTCAGATTTCTAAATCTTACTACTCCGGAACAGTTGGAATTGTAAACACTAACGCCGTCCGTGAAGACTTCGATCTCTTCGATTCGCGGGCTGCCGTCGCTATTGAATAGTTTTTCGCCAGTTGATCGATCTCGCCTGTGAACTTTCATCTTCACTGGCGGCATTGTGTAGGCCAACTCGCGAAGTTCTCTGTCGCGGATGTCTATTTGATCATCGATGTCACCACGCTCTAGGTCGTCGGTCGCCCCGCGACGAGCATCAACAAGCCCACGAATTTCTGCTACAAGTTGCGCTGCCCTGGAGTCTGGGTCTTCCCACGGAAGAGGTTCGGTTTCGCCCAATCCGTATGCTTGACGCAACTGCGTATCTGTTTGCTTACGACGGCGCAGGTGTGTTTCTTCTACAAGTGAGCGGATTCTTTCCTCAACATTATCGGAAAACGGCTGAACGTCAAATTGTGAAGGGCTCGTAATTGTGCGTTCGCCGCTGTCGTGCAGGGATGGTGTGTTGCCAGAAAATTCGGGATTATCCAAATCCCGTACCTGGGTGGCGTCCATCAAACCAGAAGCCGGCGCCGAGTCGCGCAGGCCACGCCCCTCTTCCGTCGCCCTAATTAGCGCAAGGCGCTGGGCAACCCACTCTCGGGCCTCGAAGTCGTGCATGTCGGCAACCCTGCTGCGTCCCTGGCTAGTCGGACCAACATTGGGCGAGGACACTTCAACATCACGGATGAATCCATCAGGGTCGTCGATGAGTGCTCGGACAGCGGCATTGACGTTTTTGTCCAGTTGACGTGCGGTGTTCGCTAGTTCGATAGCCAGTCCATCGTCATACCCAGTTTCGGACATGCGCTGGAAAATTGGCGCATAAAACTGATCAAAGAAGTTGCTCTCTAGTTGCCCTTCTGTTGGATCATAGTAATACAGCGCATTGCTGTCAAGAACACCTTCTGGCACGCGCGGACGTCCGTCAAAGTATGTGCTGTCGAAAATGTTGCGTAGGCGCCTAGCAACCAGGTCCTTCACGTCATCGGGGGTGAAGTCTCCTGATTGGGCCAAATTGAGAAGTGCATTAGCATCATCCCTAAGCATTTCAATCTGGCCCGGGAACAGGCTTGACATGTCCTCGTAGGTGCGGTCAATCTCGCTTAGTTCGCGGCGGGCAAAATCTTCCAATTGATCTGCGTCAAGGTCTGGGCCGACTTCAATAAGGGCCTGCACAAAGACCATCCGCTGCTGGGTAAGCGTTCTGTCCCCAAACCCTGGGTGCTCTGGGTTTTCGAACGTAAGCCACGGATGCCTGTTTAGGACGTCAGTTCTTACAGCATCTCTAATAAACTCTTGAGCGCTAGTATCGGTTTCATTTGGCGTAATATCATCTACTTCAAAACGACCTTCGAAGAATGAGGGTTCGAGCCTACGAGCAGTGTAGTAATTCGCCAGATCGACATCGTCTTTCACTTGGCCTCTAACCAGCGCATCCAGTTTGTCCATCGATGTTTCTTCTGAGATTTCCCCCCTGTCGAATGCCTCAGCCAGTGCCTCGGCACGCTGCATTCTGTACTCTCGGCGCTCTGCATGAACTTCGCTAATATTCCGGTCACCTGGTTCAAACTGGCGCCACGCCCGTGACGATGCAACATAATCCTTGTCTTCTGGATCGCCTTCCAGAGCCAGGAATCCCAATGGCCTTGTCTGCAGTTCGGCAGTTTTTTCGTCGACACTGTCGGCAAATTCCCGTCGGCCGAAAAGGCCGAACTGGCCTTCGCGACGAATGCGATCAACAACAACTCCGACAGCCTCTGCTGCCGCATCTTCATCAGGAGTTCCTACTGCCTTGTCGGCTCGCCGCACGGCGGCATCAAATTCTTTTTCAAGTTGCCGGCGCAGGTCTGTTCCGACAATTCCCTCTTCTTGAACAATTTCTTCGGCAACTCGAATGCGCTCGTCTGCCTCTACGCCAGCCTGAGTGGTTGGGTTGGTTACTGGCGGGCTAATATCATCCGCCTCTGGGCGCGCCGGGATGACGTCACTTGAAGTGCCATCCTCGTTATCAAGCAAGCGATCAGAAACGGTACCACGGTTTCGGAAGGTTGTATATGTTTCGCCTTCCACCGGGCGGAAACCAGATGGAATCTTTTCTTGAGGCACTGAGATGAACTCGTCGAAGTCGGCTTCATTTGCCGGCGCCTTGTATGGCCGGTTGCCGCTGTTATTGCCACCAAATCGTCCTGGAGGGAATCGTGATACGGAGCCGGTCGTACGTTCGCCCGGACCAATCGTTCGACGAGTATTGGCGTTTTCAATCATGCGAAGCCCGCGCCACGCAAGTTCACGGCGCTCCAGCGACTCATTCTCGTCTACCATGATGTTGTACAAGTTCTCGAACATGTCGTCGAGCGTCTTGTCATCAATGACATCCCAGTTGCGGTAGCCGCCGTAGCCAAACTCATCGCGAATGCGTCGACCGACTCGTTGCCAGCGCGGTTGGGGGAGTTCACCGCCACGTCGATAATCCCTGAGGTACTCAAGGAGTTCCCCGACAGTCATCTCTGTTTCTTCGTCCGGGAAGCCTTCCTCCCGTCCGGTTTCGTCATCACGTCTTGCGGTTCCACGTGAACGACCGAATGAACCCGGCCGCCCTCGTCCGCCAGCCTCAGTAGTGTCTCCAGGGGTCCTAGGACGCTCGGCGCCAGCCGGACTTGTTGGGGCCGGCTCATCTCCGCGACGGCGACGGCGCTTGGGCTTTGCCTCGCCCTCTGGTGCTCCCTCTGGCGCGGCCTCGGGAGTCGCGTCTGGTGTTGCGCGCTCCTCTGGTGCTGCTTCTTCTGTCGGCTTTGGCTTGCGTGGCTTACGCGGCTTTTTGCCAGCAGGAGTTTCTGGGCTTGCGGGTTCTGCTTCTGGTGCTTCAGTCGGCGTTGCCTCACCCTCTGGTGTGGTGTCCGCTTCTGGCACATCGATTACGTCTTCTACCGCTTCTTCTGTTTCTGCTCCGCGCTCACGCTGCTCGGTGTCAAAAACCCAGTCACGCCATGCGCGGGCAGACTGAGCGTAGTTGGGCAGGTCTTTGTCAGGTACTTCTCGTTCTGATGGAACACCCTGTTCGCGATCGAGTTCTGCTAGATCACTCTCGTAGAATTCATTGATCATTTCCCGTTCTTCGTCGGTTGTTGCAGCCTCTAGACGGCGATCACGCTCTGCCTTAAGTTCGGCACGCCTCTTGAGGATTCTTTTATTATGACGGTCGATCTCAACCATGGACTTGGCGGCAAGGATGCGCCGCGTAAAGTCTTCGTTTGGATCAAGAGCGATTCGACGCAGTTCGTCGTAAAAGTTATCTAGTTCATCGGGAGTCATCCGACTCAATGGCTTGTTGAACAAGTCGGGAAACTGCTCCCGAACTATCCGCTCCCAATCAGACCGGTTGGGGGCATATGTGGCTCCTCCTTCGGCTCCAAATACATACCAAGCCAAGCGTTCTTCGGGTGATAATCCATCGATGAACTCTTGGCGCGGACTTAGTGGGCGCGGACGCGGCTCTCTTGGGGTGCGACCACCAGGCCGAGGCGCTGGTCGTGGTGTTGGGGTTGGCGCTGGGCGAGGACGAACTGGAGTGCGTCCACCCGGACGAGGTGACGGGGTTCCTGGCGTAGGCGTGCCGGGGGTGGGCGTCGTGGGGATCGTTGGTCTTGTGCCAGGGGTTGGCGTAGGGGTGCCAGGGGTTGGGGTTGTTGGAACCGTCGGCCTCGTGCCAGGGGTTGGCGTAGGGGTGCCAGGGGTCGGCGTGGTCGGAACTGTTGGCCTTGTGCCAGGCGTTGGTGTTGGAGTACCAGGGGTTGGGGTTGTTGGAACTGTCGGCCTCGTGCCAGGGGTTGGCGTGGGCGTTGGGGTGGTGGGGACCGTAGGCCTTGTGCCGGGGGTCGGAGCGGGACCCGGTCCTGGAGTTGGCGATGCCGGAGGATTCCCTGGTGCCATCCCCGGACCTGTCGTCCCGGTAGGAATTCCCTGTTCTTCACGTGCCTGCTCGTCTTCTCGATCACCCCAGCCCCAGTCAATGCGACGGCCGACCTCTCGCAAGCGAGAGAGGCGTTCCAGGAGTCGCTGACCACGCTCTGCTCTACGTAGTGCCCGCTCACGCCGGCGCGCCATCTGCGGGGTGTCAACACCCTCTTGAGCAAAGTCCTGAAGTCGTTCTCCGCCGCGACCGATAAGTCCGCGCAGCCCACCTCGGCCGCCGCCGATTCGAGATAGCCCTCGACCAAGGCGCGCAGCAAGTCGTCGCACGAAACCAGTCGTACAACCTTCACCAAGTCTGTTGGTGAACTGACCGGCCGCGGGCGTTTCGGGGGGACAGCGGAACTGCCCGGCCACCGAGTCCCAGACTGCTTTCTTGACACGAATCTCAAGTTCAAGAGCGCGAGCCTTGGACTCTGACTCAAAGGCCTGCGCCTTGTAGTTGACTGAGTCGCGCCATGCAGTAATCGACGAGTGATCAATTCGCTCTAGGCGTACACGTCGCGTCGGAGCGGTATTCGCTGTTTTATGCCGAATACCACTGCTCGACAACTGCTTGGTTTCAATCATTCTGACATTCCCACAAACTCAAATAGGCGGGCCTTGGATGCTCGGAGCGTACTGAGCCGACGATTAAACACGTCCTTCATCAGTTCCATGCGCACTTGCTCTGGCTTTGTCAGTTTACCATCGACAAGGAGTCGCTTCATGTACTCCTCCCAGCGAAAATCCTCGGCTCGCTTAATTGTGTCGTTGTACATTTCGAGCAATACTTGACGCTGACGCTGGGACACATTGGTGAAAATGCCCTTGTAGGCCGCGCCATTTCTGTCATACCAGGCGCCCAGAACATCGACTCGACGGGATCGCAGTTCGTCCGCCGACAGTCCAGCGCCACCCGCCAATGAGTCGCCCAAAGAGAAGGTGCGCTTTGATTTTCCGACGCTTGCGGTGGCCAGGTTTTCTAGAGTTCGTCCACGATTGTCAAGCAAAAAGTCCGACATGGCCAAGACCATAAGGTCCTTCATATTTGCCGATTTGATCGGATCAGCAGAAATGGCGCCGTCAATAATATTGCGCGGGTCTTCGATAAACGAATCACGCATTTCGTTCTTTCCGGAACCAACGACCTTTCCGGCCTTGAGGCCGAGGAAGTTCTGAATATCCGACGACAGGCGACGGGACAAGAACTCGAAGTCATTTTTGGCTGGAGTTTTAATCCACTTATTCCCGCGCCCACCGTCATACAACGTGGTGCGATTCTTGCCTTTTGATTCCTTGTACTTCTTGGAGCCAGCAACAGCACGCGCAATAAGTTCAGGGGCAATATCAGCAAGCGAGCCACCCCCATTGAGGTGGGCGATGGCATCCTCTAGCGAGATGATTTCCTTCTCTGGGGCGGTGCTGGCCGACTGCTCAGCAACACGCTCGATCTTCCAGGGCTCGGCCCCCTCCTGCCGGCCTGGAGCATCGACGGACATGAACTTCTCATAGACCCATCGGCGCACTTGTGCAGTTTCTGCGCCACGGCTGGCGGTTATCAGATCATTGGCATTATCTACGTCTGCGATATTCTCGCGGTAAATAAGCGAGCCGTTCGACATGTCTGCGATTTCGCGAAGTCGATCTCCTCCGTCAAATGGCTTCGGCTGAGTGCGACTAATCTTCTGGGCCCACAAGCGCCCAAGGCGTCGACGATCTCCGTTAGTCAGTTCCTTAGTTGCCTCTAGCGTAATAGTTCCTCCGCCGGGGAGGACGTTGTGTAGTGAGCGAACCTTGTTCTGCCAGATGAGCGGCGCGTGATCTGAGCCAATGTTGTTCGGGCTTGGCACTCCGGCGAAGAATGACGCGCCCTCCATGTCCAGGCTTCGTCGTACTTGCGCCAAGGACCGCGAGGTCACTGCCGGCGCCAGAATCAAGCCATCGCGGCGGGCCATAAATCGAGCATTGGGGTTTGTCTCCAGAACGGACACAATTCCGTCAAATGCACGCTTCAATTTCTTGGGGTCTGGGCCGGCGACTCGTGGAATCTGTGCCTGTCGCTGAATCTGAATCGTCTGCGATGTGAGTGCTCCTCCGCCTAGTGCGCGCATCATTGCCTCAGACATTGGCGCGCGCAGGAACGGACGGTTCAGGTCAAGCAGTCCGCGAAGCCTTGAGTTGGGGAGTTCGAAGAGAATACGACCACAATTGGCAAATCCACTTGAAGCGAACCGCCCGCCGTTTTCGTAACCGGCAGGACAGCGTAGTTGTGCTCGGTAAGCACGTCGGGCAGCGCCAGTGATGGCACCTCCGCCGCCGATTCCTCCCAGCCCTCGGCCCAGTCGTCCGCCCCCACCGCCACCAGGGGTAATCAGGCCGAATGCAGCAGCGCGTGGGCTCGTGTACCGAGAAAGGTTTCCAGGGGTAAGTAGCGAACCGACAGCCTGAATACGCCGACCAACAGCAGAGTCATCCCTTAGGACGCCAGCCTTTACTTGCTGCTCTTCAAGGAGCCGCATGGTGATGATCGCCTTGTAGTTGATGACATCGCGGGTAGGCAATCCTGCCTGCTTAAACAGGTGCGGAGTTGCCTCGTGCGCGAAGATACGACGAACTACAAGCGGCTCGTTGCCGAGCACAGCGTCTTCCCGCTCCTGATCATCCCCCATAGGGACTCCTACTTAGTTGAGTGGTTCTTCGTCCAGGGCCATCAACTCAAACTCCATGAGTTTGGCCATCAGTTCTGGATCATCATTGACCGCTACAGCAGACTCGGACTTCTCTCCGTCGGCCACGGGCTTGGACCATTCCTCGGGAATCATGTCTTCAAGGCCGAGTTCCTTGGCGCGCTTGGTGATGTGGCGCTTAGCCGCCTCAACATCCTTAGCACGGCCGTGAGCCATGATGGCATTACGCAGGTCCTCAGAGTCCTTGATTGGGAAGGAGCCGTCTTCCATGGCCTCGCCACGCTTTGACATCTCTTCACGCTGATCAATTCCGTATGCGCGCTTGAGAGCGATCTCGGCAATTTCCGAATCGATCTCCATCGCCTGAACCGCGTCGTACTCGTCGTAGCCGAGAACCTGTCCATCGAGGCTCACGTAGACATCGTACGAGCGACCATCGACGCCATTGATCTCAACTGCGTAGGCCTCACTGCCCTCGAACTCGTCTGCATCAACCGACACGATGTCGCCCTCAATTGACTTGACGGCGATGAGGCCGGCATCCTCGAAGGAGATAATTCCGCCATAGTGCTCTGCTGACTTAACGTCGAGCACCGAGGAATCGAGTTCGTGCCAGCCGCGACAACGAGCATCCTGGCCATCGAAAACGGCCTCGATGACCGTATCGTCACGCTTTACCTGAACGATGAAGACATCCTTGACGTCGGAGTATCCACCCGAGAGGGTCTTGCCGGCGAACATACCTTCAGCAAGTCCCTGAACCTCGATGAGGGTTGGCAGGCCCTGCTCTGGAGCACATCCGCCGGGGCAGGCCGCGCAAGGGCTAGCGGAGCCGGCCAGCATCTTCTGCTGGAATCCGCAGACATAAGCATCCTCGTCCCAGTCAGCGCTCTTAACACCCATGGTCTGCATACGGGCAGCGCGAGCAGCGCGACGACGCTTCATTTCTTCTTCGGCCATGCGCTGCATTTCGGACATGTCGCCCTCGCTCATGCCCATGCCACCCTTTTCGGGCATCTCATCGCTCATCATCTTTGTACCGCACTGCGAGCAGAACTTCGCGCCGGGAGCATTCTTGTACGAACACTTGGGGCATACGCCCTTCACGTCAGACTCTTCCTGCATTTCTTCTTCTTCGGGCTTGTCCGCCATGGCCGCAGGCATCATGCCGTTGGGCATCATGTTTTCCTTCCTGCGCATACGGTTGCGCAAGGCCCGGAACATGCCCTTCTCATATTCGTCGAGCATCTCGTCGTCTTCAATCATTTCGCCGTTCTCGCCCTTACGACGACGACGGCCCATGAGCATGCGGAGCAGGCCCTTCTCTTCCTCGGTCAAAAGATTCTCGTCGTACTCTTCTTCCGACATTTTCTCTTCATCCTCACCGGGGCCCATGCCATACTTCTGCTGAACAGCCATAGCGCCGCACGCGCCGCAGACCTTGGAACCGCTTTCGTAGCCGCACTCACTAGCCTCAAGGCCCTTGGCGCACGCAACTACGTCGCCTTCGGCGCTGATCTTTACTACTGCTTTTTCGTCCATTTGGTCGTTCTCCTTGTATTGCATAGCCCTTGTTGTGCATGCATTTGGTGATGAACATCCAGAGCAGGGTGACATTCGTTTGTCGCCTGTAACCATACACTGGAACTTCGGTTGAATTTTGTGGATTGCTTTGACAGCATCGTACTCGACCGAATTTATATCATCCGCAATAAACGCACTCTCCTGACTAGTCATTACTTTTGGGTGATCTTGAGGCTTGCTGTTTGAGCCGACTTACTACCATAAGCAGCACTAAACGATTTTAGAGCATTGTTAATAGCCTTTTCGGCATCTACCGAAAGTGTTTCCTTGGCAAAAACCAGGCCATCCTCGGTCGCCTTGCAGTCAACCTTGTGATGTGAGAGCACCGGGTCGATGTGATTCTTGATGGCGAACAGGTCGGAAATCGGCGCCTTAATGATGGGCGCACTCTTCTCCTCCTTCGAGGCTTCAGAAATTACCTGGTTAAGAAGGTCAGCAATTTGTCGTAGCCGGACCATATTGCGGGTGGAAATTATTCGCCCGGCCTTGAACAAAATCTCGTCGTCATCGGACTTCATCCCGCCGCAACCGCAGCCACATCCACCCGAAGACATCGGGGGCTTCATGTATTCGTACTCGACCTCATTGCCGTCATCGTCGTCCCCAACGTGAACCCAGTTGGAGTCGTCGCCAATGAACTGCATGAACTCTGGCTCCATTTCCATGAATTCCTTAAGCACCATGTTGGCAAACTTGATGTCGGTATCTGTTACCTCATCTAGGTTGTCGTTCTCGTATCCCTCGACAAACGGGTCAGCCTTTTTGGGATTGGCAAGCCGTGACATCCGCTCATTAAATTGCCTGTCAGAAATAATCGAGCCGCGAACAACTCCGCGGATTTTACGACGGCAGTTCTTCATGCCCGGGTGGTGACAGCCCTCATTGGGCCATAGTCCGGTTGTCTCGTGGTGTAGCCACGCACAGATGCGCTCAAGTGGGTACAATTCTGGGTGGTCGGCCAGAATGACTAGGCAACGACGGAATCCGCCGGGCTTACGCATGATGGGCCGCCAGTAGCGGAGCAGACGCTCCAGGTTGCCACGGCGAGGTCCATACCCACGAAGAATGTCGCCAGTAATATTTTCCTGGGGAATGACATCCACTGGAGCCGGAGCCTTGGCTTCACCATTCGGCCACATTCCACCAACAGTTCCGCCCGCTGCCGGCGTGTAAACAGTTTGAGCCTGAACCTTCTCTGGCTCACCGAGCATGTACTTCTGAATATCGTCCTCATAGTGGTACGACACGCGGAATGTGTTCATTTGGTCATCTTCCGAGATGTGATCAAAGATCACAATGTTCTCGTCCATGACGCGAATACGGACGCTGCCCTTGAACTTTTCGACTAGCGCCTGAGCAAGTTCTTCTGGGTCCTTGGACTCCGCCGGCGATGCGTTGCCATAGCCAGAGTCGTCATCCTCGTAGGGCAGGCCCTTCTTCTTGCGGTCATTGAGTTTCTTGATCTCCTCCCGGACCAAGTCCTTCATGTGCCCTTCCCCACGGCTGCCAACCGCCAACCACTTTATCTGGGCGATTACGCCGGGAAGACGGAAGTCCTGCTCGTGGCGGGCGACCCATGCCTCTCTTAATTCGAGCGCTGCGATTTGAGCGTCGGTTGTTGCTACACCATTTTGCTTGGCAATTTTTGTCAGTATTTCGTACTGAGCGTTGCCCTTGATGTTTCCGCCCTTGCGCCAAAGTTCCGGATACTCCGTTCGGACCATCTCGGCAAAACCGCGGTCAAACATCGGCCACTTGCTTTTGCCGAAAGAGGTTACTTTATCTTCAGCCTTATCGGCCTTGATTGAAATTGTAGCGGTTAACTGGTTGGCGCCATGAAGCACTGGCGAGACTTCGTAAAGTTCCACCTCACGCAGGATGTTTGCCTGACGAGACGAGTCGTAGATCGAGTCAAGCGTCTTGTAGCCAATCGACCATTCTTGGTCTGGGCCGAAGAAAGCAACGTCAGCAAAGGCTTGCCGCCCGCGCTCGCTCTTGAGGTTGAACTGAACGCGAGCATAGAGCCCACCAACGCCGACGTTGCGCATCTTGGCTGGTAGGCGAGGGTCATTGGGCTTGACTTCGTAGATTTCAAGGACCTTGCCGATGGGACTATTCCAGTCATGACCCCAAACGACTCGGGGATTACGGCGCTTCAGGCTTCCGTCGAAAGCCCCAGGAACGATGATGTCGCCAACAGCGTCCTTATTACCGAAGGCGGCGACGAAGCACTCAACAATGCCCTGCGCTTCATCGATGCTGATTTGACCAGTGTTGGCCTTGAACTCATAGTCGCGAGTCTGCGTAGGCATTTACGTATCTCCAAAAGTCGATTACAGTTTATGATACTCGGCGCATTACCCCAGTAGGGGAATGTTTCAGTAATGGCATTACTTATTCAGTCGGCTGAATACGCAAGCGGCAGCGACAGTTGATTGTTAGCCCTGGTGGAGCAAGCGGGTCTCCGGGGAAGCGAAGGATAACACCCTCGTCAGTAAACGAATCCTTGAGTGGTACTGCCTTGCCCTCAAGAACCCTGTGCTCATTGCGCACCGATGAGTCTTTGCGAGTGACCCACTGCTTACTAAACCGCAGTGAGCCGTTTTCTTTTTTGCCCACAAAATACAGGCCGGCGTTATAGGCAGACTGCGCTTCATGCTCAGCGATCTGTCGCTTCCGCTTGTTAAGCAAATACGCGAAGATTGCAATCAATGCCGCTTTAAGCAGGGCATTTCTTTCGTCCTGGTCACGAATACTCATGCCAACGAGGAGCGCCGCTGCAATTTCCTCACGAGTCGTATCATTGACTTGCTGCATTCTCGCAACCTGACTGTCAAGATATTGCTGCAACTCTTCCTGATCGACTGGCTCTGATGCCTGTGGGTATTGCTCGCGAGCCTGCCTGACTGCATCATTAACAATCCCAGCAATTAGCGGCCGCATGTCGTCGTTGATCTGCTTATCCCAGACCTTCTTGTCGAACACCGACCCGACGTCAAGAGTTCCGCCAATCATCAACTTGCGCGCCTTGGGGCCGAGGGCCTTCTCCAAAATTACACGCTGTTGGCGCTCAAAAAGATTATCTAGTTTTGCGTCGAGAATGTCTGCCCAACGGTCGGCAGACTCATCTGCCTTGACGTCAGTTTGTACGAAAGGGGTATCAGCCCCCTTGAGGCTGATAAAGGACCCTTCGGCTGAAAGTTGACCAGAGGGTGGTGGGGTAACCTGGGCTTCCGGTGGTACGGCATTTTGCTCTGGGACAACAATCCCCATTCCTGGTTCAACTCCAGGAGGAGTTTGAGGCGCCGCTGCCGGCATCGGCTCAACCCCTGGAACTGCGCCGGCCTGAACCGCCTGAGTCATTACGGTCTGGGGCGCCGCTCCTGGAGCCTGCCCCTGGGGCGGGGTCTCCATTGGCTTCTCGGGGTTGCCAATTGGAGCCAGGTTCGGGTTGGCCAGCATGGAGTCGGCCAGGTCAGACACAACATTCTTGCGTCCGGTGTGTGAGCGGTATTCGTTGGCGGAGATAAGGCCAGCCTGGAATTCTTGGAGCAGGTGACCTTCGCGCTCTTGCTTGGCAAGAATCAGAGCGGGGACATCGGTCGTATCGAAGTCGATATAGTAAACCGGATGCAGGCTGTCCAGTGCGCGAGCGATTGGCTCAAGGTGGGGGAGCATGGTCTCCATCCAGAACACCTTGATCTCTTCGCCTGCGTTCGAGAACGTACGTCCAGCGGCATTACCTATCACTGACTCGGGCACACCAAAGGCCGCCAGGATTTCTTCCTTGGTGATTTGCCGCATGGAGGTGTAGGCCGCATCACGGGGGCTGGCACCAGTGTCAAGAAAATCAACACCATCTTCGGAGGCAATAACCGTAGTTCCGCCAGCGCGGTTGATGTTGCCCCGGAATCGTGAGCGCAACTCGTCCTTGTCGTCGTCATCCATTTCGCCACGGACAACGAGCAAGCCGCCCGGACGACCATCATTGATGAGGAAGTTGCGGTTATAGATTTTGGCCAGGTTCTCAATTTCGATAGCCACTCCCGCCGCCTCCATGGGGGTTAGCGAAAGATAGGGATCGAGTGGGTGCGGCCGGCGAATCCAAATTACGTCGTCGGCCTTGACGAAGACCTTTTTGCCATTTGGCATGTCCACCTCGAACCCAGAAACAAATTTCTTGGGGTCCGGGACAGGGGCTGTGAACTGGGGCGGAAGAAGATGAAGGGCAATCAACTCACCATTACGCCCACGAATCTTTTCAATAAATACCCCTCGGGTGCTCATCAGCAACTGCGAGGACAGGCGGTAGCGGAAGACGAAAGAATCTTCGCCTTCGTTCGCCTTTGAGTTCAGTATGTCAAGAATCTGGTTGTTTTCCTTGACAACTGTTCCGTTAGGGGAGTTGTCTTCACGGAGAATAATTGGTAGCCGGGCCTGGTTGCCGGCGATGGCGTCGATACAACGGAATACCCAGGTAACCTTTTGCATGCCTTCGCGATAAGCGCGCTGCATGTCCCAGCCGTCCTTATAGGCCTTGCCGGTTCGAGCGATATCAAAAGACACTGGTGCGCCAGGATTGAGGCCCGATGCCTTGATCGATTCGGAGACGATGTCCTTCGTCTCTTCCATTGTTTTTGTCTGTGGCTTATTCCAGGCCATTAGTCACGTCCCAAAAGGTATCCATATAGTCCAGCATTTGCACCTGCTACTATTAAACCAGCCCCAGGCCATCCCAGCATGGAAACTCCTATGGCGGGAAGAACGACAAAACAACCCATCAAAAAGTACGCCGAGGTTTGACGCGAAGTAAGTATACCAATAAATCTTTTCGGTTTACTGGGATTATTCTCAGATTCTGCCATTGCTGCGTTCTCCGTGGGGTAAGCACCCTAACATCATCATCCTACACACAACGGAGCCCCCCAGTGACCGATTGGTCCAGTATCCTCGAATATCTTCAGCCCAAGCAGCCCGAGTTCTGCCCTGAAGAACCGTCATTGACGCAGAAGGTATTTCTGCGGACCTATCAACTCGAAGCACTATTTGGCGGAGCGGCCGGTGGGGGAAAATCCTCGGCACTACTGATGTCGGCCCTTCAGTATGTTGATGTGCCCGGATATTCAGCCATCCTATTTCGTAGGACGTTCGCTGACTTGGCCCTGCCGGGAGCCTTGATGGACCGTGCCCGTGAATGGATGTCCCGCCACGACGATGTCAAGTGGAATGGCGTACAAAATACATTTACCTTCCCATCAGGAGCCAGAATCACTTTCGGTTATTTGAACAATACAAATGACTATCTTCGCTACAAGGGTGCTGAATTTCAATTCATCGGCATGGATGAAGTTACAGAAATCCGTGAGAACGACTATCGTTACCTGTTCTCCCGACTGCGCCGTCCGGCCTCTGGCCCGCTGTCCAAGGTGCCCCTACGGATGCGAGCCGCGTCGAACCCAGCCCCGAACTGGGTGCGTCAGCGCTTCATTGTCGAAGGAATGAAAAACAACCGCATTTTCGTGCCATCCAAATTGACTGACAACCCTGGCATCGACGCTGAGTCCTACCGTTCAGCGTTGAGTTCGCTAGACCCGATTGAGCGCCGGCGCCTCGAAGAGGGCGACTGGTGGTCGACTACACTCGGCTCGCTGTTCGAGCGAGAGAATTTTATTCTGATCGACCCAGCGGAAATCCCTCAGTTGACATCCTCGGCTCGCGCGATTCGATTCTGGGACCTTGCGGCGACCGAACCCTCTCACTCGAACCCTGATCCCGACTGGACCGTTGGCACTCTTATGCTATTTGACCAGGGAGTGGCCTATGTTGTTGACGTCAAGCGGGCCAGGGTCAAGGCCGAAAAGGTCGAGCAACTCATTGCAAATACCGCAATGGAAGACGGCCGCCAAGTCTCGATTCGGATGGAGCAGGAGCCCGGATCGTCCGGCAAGGCGCTGGCCGACCAATATGCTAGGTATGTTCTCCCCGGCTATGACTTCTCAGCAATGAGGGCAACCGGAGACAAAGTGACCCGGGCCAGGCCTTTCGCCGCGGCCGTGGCTAATGGGAACGTCCGTGTAGTCAGGGGGTCATGGCTAACCCCATGGCTTGATGAGTTTGCCTCATTCCCCGAAGCCACTGACCACGACGACCAGGTCGACTCCGCAGTCGGGGCATTTACCTATTTGGCCGGCCTCGGTTTGCCTCAGCGAAAGCGGGCGGCTATCATCGTCTGACACGTACTAACCACTGGAGGAACTGTGGGTATTTCAGACGAAATTGCCAATCTGCGTAAAGCGATTATGCACCTTGATGTCGCCATCTCGGCTGAAGCGCCAGGGCTTGATGCCAAGGAAGCGTGCCAGTTGCTTGTGAGCCTTCATGAGGCCAAGGCAGAACTTGGCGTGGTGTATGCCGGCATGGAGAAAGCCGCTGCCGATGCCATGGGCCGGGACGAAGAGATTGTTCTCGACGATGGCTCACGGATTGAGAAGAAGTTCGATCCGGGCCGCAAGGGCTGGAAGCACAAGGACCTGGCCTCTGTGGTGTCGGAAAAATTGTCGATGCTCGCAATTGACATGGACACGGGTGAGGTAGTAATGTCACCCCAAGAGGTCGCAGAGCGGGTTCTTGACTACGTACAGCCTTCATATTGGAGAATCAAGAAGTTGGCTGAACTAGGCATCAATGCTGACAACTACTGCGAACTTGGTGAACCGAAAACAAGCATTGCCGTCAGGAGAGCAAAGTAATGGCTACTAGCAAAAATACGACAGAGACTGAGATCGCGGAGGAATATCCAATAGCGTTCCCAGCAGAAGTGACCAATGACTGGGAGCAGGTTGAGCGCAGGCGCAAGCAGGAGCGTGCGGATAACTCGGCAAAGGCCATGAAGGACCTTTATGAGCCCTTCCACCCCAGCGTCGAACGTCAACTCAAAAAGAGTGGCACTAGCCTGACCTATATCCCCGTCAGCGAAGTCATCACCCGACTCAACCAGGTATTCGGCATTGACGGCTGGAGTTCGGAAATCATCCGCTGCGAGCGCGACGCTCTCGATCCGGATTTCATCGTTGCCCATGTCCGCCTATCGCTGTCGCATTTCGGTGATTTTGGCAACCTACATAAGGACGGATTTGGCGGCCAGAAGATCAAGCGAACAAAGGCCGGCGACATTGTCGATCTTGGCGATGAGTTCAAGGGCGCTGTGTCGGATGCCTTGAAGAAGGCGGCTCAGCAATTCGGTATCGGCCTATACCTTGCCCGATCCGAAGAGGCGCTCAGCATGGAAGCGCAGGCCAGCGCTGATCCAGAACTCGACAACCTGTGGAATAAGTTCATGGACAAAACCAAGAAACTCGACGCCGATGGAAAACTTGCCCTGAAGAATTACTGGGCAAAGATCAGCGGTGGAGCGCCTACGCCCAAGCGTGAGACCGCTACCGCCGACGCCCTTCGTGCGCTCATCGCAGAATGCGCCCTCATCACTACTGGTGGGACATTCGAAGATGAGTTCAGCGAATGAGTTTTAATCCCCCCGAGTACCTTTCGCCATCTTCGCTATCGACATTCAAGCAATGCCCCCTTCGATTCAAGTACACAAAAATCGATGGGGTGCGTGAGCCAGATACCGAAGCAACCGTTCTCGGCTCCTTCATACACGAAATCCTAGAATTCTTATTCGCTCTACCAGCCGACGAAAGAACCTTGCCGGCAGCAAGAGCAATCGCCAATGCGGCGTGGAATGAGAATGGATGGCGCAACCGAGTGATCGGCGTGATTGGCGCAGACGAGACCATCCTGCGTAAATTCAGATGGGATGCCTGGTGGCGCGTCGAAAACTATTTCGGTATGGAAAGCCCATCAGAGATTGAGCCAGTTGGCCTTGAGTATGAAGTGACTGGGGAAATCGAGGGCGTGCGAATCAAGGGCTTTGTTGATCGCTGGTCAGAAGGACCAAACGGGATTATCGTCTCCGACTACAAGACTGGCAAGACGCCCGCCCCAAGGTATAGGGACGACAAGTTCACCCAATTGTTTATTTATGCTCTCATGATCAACCATAAGTTGTCACGAGTGCCGGCATCGGTTGAATTGCTTTACCTAAAGGATGGCACACGCTTGACATCCGAAGTAACCGAAGATACACTGAAATCAACAACAGAAATGCTCATCACCACGAACAACGAAATTATGCAGCGTTGTGAGTCTGGTGATTTTGAATACAAAACATCAAAACTATGTAAATTTTGCACGTTCAAAAGTGTGTGCCCTGCCTGGAGGAAGCAATGAACGACGACGCCTTTGCCCGTCTCGTGGCCGAAGAGGTCAAGAACAATGTCTCTGATTCGCAGAGGCAGTACCTGCTCCTGCCAGAAAACTGGGGCCGCTGGCGCCGGGCATTGTCGGCCCTTGTTGACAACCTGAGTGATCAGTTGACGCGAATTGAGAAGGAAACAGCCGAGCAAATCGCTCGCTACGAAATGCTTGGCGATGACGGATTTTCGATGGTTGCCGAACTGGCATCAGAGTCTGACCACAAGACGAAGAAAATTAGCCGGTTCAAGTTTTATGTTGAATCGAAACTCGAAGAGGTCAACCGCATGATTGCCCTCGGCACGGACCATATCGACGAAAAGGTCAAGGTCGTAGAGTTCCTGCGTCGCGCAATTTTGATGCACAAGCAGATGATGGAAGACAACGACCTGGAACCGACCGGAATCGATCTCGCTCTATGGGACTCGCTCGACGGCTCGTGGTCATTTGACAAGGTCGATCCCGCCACGCTATGACAACTGTAGGTTTTGCATCGACCGACTGGTCTCGTAGTCTTTTTGATTCCAACGGGATGAATGTTCCTGGTGGGGCAAATTGGGTGCGCTTTCAGCAGGTGCGCCAGCACATGAGTATGCCATCGGCAACTGGCTGGCTCACATGGACCGATGAACACGGATTTGTGATCTCAAACAACAAGGGCGATATCGCTCATAATCTTGACGTAATTGTCATGCAAAGAATTATGTTTGGCGATCTTGTTGACAAGTTGCGCGATTACCGGGAGAAAGAAAACCGAGCCCTAATCATCAACGATCTGGATGACTGGTACTGGGGACTTGACCCGCGCAATGCCGCCTATAAATTGACTAGGCCCGAGAACAATCCAGAAGAAAACATTGACCACTATCAGAAAATCTTGGAGTTGTCTGACATTGTCACCGTCTCCACGCCATTCTTAAAAACGGCGGTAGATAATCTATGCGGCCATAAAAATGTTGTTGTCATCGAGAACCACGTTTCGACCAATCACTTCAATGTTCGTGGATTCAATGGCAAGAGGCCTGTAGTTGGCTGGGTTGGTTCAACCAATCATCGAAGTGGCGACCTTGAGGAATTGTTCGGCATATTCGACAACAGCATCAAGTTTCACCACAGCGGCCACTATGGTGCCGGCAATCCCTTTGCTGACGCCCTGGGCGTAAAGAAGGATCGTGTTGCCAAAAGCCCGATGAGGGCGCCATGGGACTACGCCAGAATGTCGTTCTGTTTTGACATCGGCCTGGCTCCGCTCTCAGACATTGAATTCAACCACGCCAAGTCGTGGATTAAGGCAATTGAGTATGCGGCTGCTGGTATCCCATTTGTTGCGTCACCACGCACAGAATATGTTCGTCTGGTTGAGCAACTGGGAGTAGGCCGTATTGCCCACAGCCCATCCGACTGGGTGACTCATGTCAAGGAATTGCACGACCATGGAACCCGCGTCAATGAAGCGGCCCTACTCCGCAGCCGGGTCGAGGAACTGCTCGACGTAAAGCACATGGCTCGGCTATGGGAATCTGTGATATCTTCTAATCTGTGAGGAAGCGTTCTGCCAAGCAGGAAGCGCTCTACCGTGAGCGCCGGCCATTGGTCAAAAGGCTGCTAGAGGAGCGAGTCTGGTGTGAGGCCTGCCCGATTTTTGCCGAGCATGATGGGCGAGTTACCTATGCCAGGAATCGCTCGATGGACATTCATGAACTGGTCCGCAGGTCGCAGGGCGGGTCAATTCTGGACATCGACAACCTGATCGCCGTGTGCCGCCCATGTCATATTAGAATCGGTAATTATCCTCAGTTGGCATTCGATTTAGGTTTGGCCAAGAGGTCTTGGGAGCAGTAATACCTATTGTGCTACTCTTGACTTGACCAAGGAGAGTCATGGTAGTTCCGCGTCGCACAAACACAGACGATGAAGAGCGGGGTTCTGACGTCGGCAGGCGTCGGCGTCCTGGATTTTTTCGACGCGCTGCGGGTCGTGCGCTTCGTAGTGTTTCTCGTGCCGCCGACCGTGCTCGGGTTCGAGGCCGTGGCCGCCGCTGACAGGAGGCCCTAGATGCTGGTTTCTATTGACGAACTTCGTCGATACATGGACATTACCTTTAGTTCGCGTCAAGAAGATGCCGCCACATATGTCCTAGAGGGTCTCCAAAGCGAACTTGAGGCCTATATTCGCCGGCCCATCGAGATTCATGAATATACGGAAACTCACGTTATTCAGGCGTCCTCCGTTGGCATGCCGACTGCATCGTTCTTTTACGATCAAAGCCTCGACACAACCCTGAATACTGGCATTTCAATCACCCAGCCCCCGGTTGGCGTATACCTTAGAAATACGCCAGTCGTTACGGTCACCGACGTAACCATCACAAACACGACTGGAAACGTATTGGCCCAGGTTGAAGGCATCGACTATGTAGTTCAGCGCTATGGCATTGACTGCTACAGGGGCTACCCCAATGATGTTGTCACGGTTACCTATGAAGGTGGGCTTGATGGTGACCAAATCAAGATGTTCCGACTGATGATCCTTCGGGCCGCATCTCGAGAAATGCAAAACATGCATGACGATGTTGTCGGCATCAAGGACCTTAACTCCAGAAACGTCGCCCCACTACAGACCGGATTTTTGGACAGCGAGTTGTTGGCGCTAAAGCGCTACCGACGCAAACAGATTGCCGGCTGATGTATTCCAAAGTCAATGTCCGCGTATACGGCGAGAAGCAGGCTATTGTTCGTCTTGAGGGGATTAAGCAGCGTCTTGAAAACCAGCAGGTTCCCCTGCGTCAGGCTCGCGCTATGCTTGCCGCAGCCAATGCCAAGAACTTCTCCAGCAATGGCCTTCCAGTCGGTGGCTGGGCGCCACTTGATGCCGAGTACGGGGCATGGAAATCTAGGCGTTACCCTGGGGCTCCACCAATGGTTGCTAACGGTAAGTTGTTCCGTAGCCTCATTGCCCTGGATGGTGGGAGCATGAACATCGTCAGCCCCAAAAGTGCCACCTATGGCACCGATGTCGAATATGCCAAGTTCCACCAGTACGGAACTAGGAAGATGCCTAAGCGCAAAATTGTGTTTGAGCCTGTTGGGTTCGCCGCCGAACTAGGCCAGATCATGGCTAAGTGGACCGCTAGGGGTATCTGATCATGCAGGGCGCACACAACGCAAAATTATTTGTCACTAATTATCTGAAGGCAGACTTCAAGCGGCGTCTTGACGATTACCGCTTCGCACGTCGTGCTGAGGGTGAATGGTTTGTTGATGATGGGGCGCTTCCAGAGCCGGTCAAGTACCTCAACTATGAGCCCCTGGCCCTGGATGAGTTCCCGACAATTATTACAGTCGCTATTTCGACAACTAGTTTTCTGCGCGATGACTATACCGGCGCCATGGACCCGTTGTACCAGGTTACGTACAATATGAGGACATATGTATGGGTGCGCGCTGAGGGGAACGAAGCAGCGACCCTCATGCGTGACCGACTATCCACGGTCCTGCGATCAGCCCTACTTGACTACCCATGCCTGCGGGCCAACAAGCCCGAGTACTACCTGGAAGTGATGATTGACGAGGGCACGATGCGGGAAGAGTTCTCGGACCTTACTCTCCTCAAGGGCGAACGGGCATTGGCCGGTTCATTCATTTCTTATGACCTTACAGTTATGGAGCGAATTACCAGACTGCCCATCGGCACCATGGACGAGTTTGAGATCGAACTTGAAAAAGCCGCCCTTAACGAGCCTTTGCCTGACTGACGATACTTGCACCGCTAAATCAGGCTGTGTTGTAGCATTGATACGAACAGCAAGCAGGCATAGTGCGAATTTCGGTAGACATTATCTGGCGAAAAACAAAAAGCGCTATACTGACTTACAGTTCTGATCTTGGTCGCGGAATACGGAAGGACATCGAATGCCCGGCGTAGTAGTCACAACAGCGGTACGTACTGGCCCCACAGTGGCCAACGTAGCCCCTTCAGCCACTTTCTTCATTGCCGGTCAGTCCGAGCGTGGACCGTCCGATGAGGCGATTCTCGTTACAAGTCTTGCCGACTACGAGGACTACTTTGGTGGGTACGTTTCGTACGGCCACACTCACCAGCAGGTGCAGGCCTTCTTCGAGGAGGGCGGCGCTCGCTGCTACGTGAGCCGCGTTGTTGGAGCCTCGCTCGGCGCCGGCTACGCCGCCACCACCTCGACTGGCACAATCACCCTCGACAACTCCGGCGGCCTGGATGCTGTCACCCTGAACGCCAAGGGCCCGGGCGCTTGGTCGGCAAACCTCGATGTGAGCGTTGCTGCCCTCGGCTCTGGCTTTGTCATCAAGTTGTTCCTCGATGACGAGCAGGTCTACTCGACTGGCGAAGTTGCCAATGCCCAGGCTGCGGTCAACAAGATCAACAGCAGCGCTGTTGCGGATCGCTATGTTGAGGCGGTTCTTCCAAGCGGTGCCGCTGATCGCGTTCCCGCCACGATCGCCGCTACCGCATTTTCAGCAGGCAGTGACAACCGTGCCCAAATCGTTCTCGCCAACTACGAGGCTGCACTTGCCAACTTCACCGATGACCTCGGTGCTGGTGCGGTAGCCATCCCCGGCGCGACCGAGGATGCAGGCATGGACGTGACTAACCTTCACCAGGCAATCATCGATCACGCCGACACCAACCACCGCGTTGCTCTGTTGTCGTTTGCCTCTGGCGATTCGTCTGACGACGCGATCAGTGCTATGGCTGACTATGGCGACTACGCCGGCTCAGAGCATGCGGCCTTCTACTGGCCCTGGGTGACCGCCAACCGCGCAGTTAACACTCCAGTGACCCTGTCGCCAGAGGGCTATGTCGCGGCCAAGCGTTCGGTGGCCTTTAACGCCACTGGCCCATGGTCTCCCTACGCTGGTCTCGCTTCGGAAGCCAAGTTCCTCACCGGCCTGGCTTCGATCGTCAGCAAGACCCTTGGCGACAGCCTTGACGAGTCTCGCGTCAATGCCCTCCGGATCATCAATGGCCGGGTCCGGGCGTACGGCGCTCGCTCGGCTTCGTCTGACGAGGACAACTTCCGCTACATCACTGCCCAGGAAATGCTGAACTACATCGTTGTTCAGTCGCAGAACACCCTGGAAGACCTGGTGTTCTCCACCATCGACGGTCGTGGTGCGCTGTTCGGCCAGGTGGATGCCCGCCTGCGAGCCGTTCTCGAACCACTGCGTCTCGCTGGTGGCCTGTACGAGGCGTTCGATGTTCTCGGAAGCCGCATCGACTACGGCTACACCGTCGTCGTGAACGACGCAATCAACCCTGTCAGCCAGTTGGCTGGAGGCCTTATCAAGGCCAAGGTTGGCGTTCGCGTGTCCAGCATTGGTGACCAGATTGAAGTTGAAGTCACCAAGTCCAACCTAACAGCATCAGTAGTCTGATAAGGAGTTACCGTGTCAAAACTAGCGCAGAGGCAAATTCTGGCGAAGATTGTGCCTTCGGACAACATGACCCAGGAAAAGGGTCCCAACGTCGACGGCTACTTCGCACAGGTCTCTGGTGGAGAAATCACTGCTTCCGTGGAAAAAATCTACGTGGGTGGCGAGACATTCCCAGAGGTGTTGTGCGCGCCGGCTGAAGTCGGTGACATCACCCTGACCAAGCACTTCGACACTACTGACGTAGCCTCGGGAGCCTTCCTCCCCAAACTGCGCCAACTGGTTGGCCGCGTGTACTATGACATCACGGTCTATACCCTGGACTGTGATCTCAAGGTTCCCGGCTCGGACCGCGTGTACCCCAAGTGCTTGCTCGTCGGTTTGAGCGAGCCAGACGGTGACTCGTCGTCTGGCGCCCCCGCTGTATTCGCGCTGACCTTCAGCGTGTCCAGCGTCGCGGCCCCTCGCTGATCTGAGTTTCCCGCCGTCGTTACGGTGACGGCGGCGGGAACATAATTTTACCGTATTCTGCAACTTACCTATTCCTACTATGCTAAGGTCCCTGATTATGGCTGAATCATTCCAACTCGATGAGTCCACCCCTGCAGCGAAAACCGCCAAGCAGGCTGACGTAACCCCATCTGTGCTCGACCAGTTGAAGGCAGTAGTCTCCAAGAAGGTTGAGCGCCAGGTCATCTACATCGAGGTGCCGGAGCGACCGGGCGTACTCCTCAAGGTGAGCCCGAATATCACTCAGCACCAGATGAAGGCCTGGCGGCGCAACGCCGGCGAGGAGACCAAGAACGGTCTTGATCCGCTTAAGTTCGCCTGCTCCGTAATTGGTCATTGCACCATCGGCTTTGAGATCAATGGTGAAGAGGTTGCTGACTCGGATGGCACCGTCCTGACCTTTGCGTCGCCGGAAATCATGGAAATGACGGAGACAACCCGCCCCCTCCCCGACTGCGTCCGCGCCTTTTTCGGCATCGACCCGCACGTCGAGGCTGCCGCTGTAGCGATCATGGAGGCGTCCGGTTACGGCGATACGGTTGAAACCGTAAACCCTACGAAGACGTCCTCGACGAACTAGTTGAGGACCCGCGGATAAAGACCGCGGCCCGTCTCGGGGAATTATTCGGGACTGATCCAATTCGCATTTTGGACTCCTCCGATGAGGAGTGGTTTGTGCGTATGGCCTGCGCCAAAGTCATTGAGGCGGATCGGCTAGAGCAGCAGAAACAAATGGACAGAATGCGCTAAAATAGGGCATCCCTAGCGCTGCTACTTACATAGGTTGATCATGGCCGACGAACGTGTTGTCGTAAAAATTGATGTCGACATCTCGGGCGTTCAAAACATCACACGCTTGCAGAAGCAGTTGGCTTCGATGAACCGAATGAACGACCGGTTCATGAAGCGCCAATCACTCATAAATGAGCGCTTCAGCGCTATTAAAAATCGCACCGACCTTGTTAGCCGCACATTTGTAAGGATGCGCTCAATTGTTGGAACAATGATTGGGATTTTTGCCAAGTTCAATGCGATACTGACTGTTGTTGCCACAGCAGCGTTGCCTTTGCTGAATGCCACCTTTGCCACTGGTCGGCTCCTGGCAAAGGCGTATCACGGAGCCCTGCAATTAGTGGCTGCCGGCGTTGCCGCAGTTGGCGCGGCAGCAGCGGTAGCGCTCGCTGGATTCCGTGAATACAGCGCAGCCATGCAGTCGTTCAACTACACGACGAATAATAACTTCCTTGGTGCAACACAGAACGCTTCGGCAAGCCTGCGAGGCCTCCAGCGCGATGCCGAACTGGCAGTGTTTGGGCTTACTGGACTAAATGATGCGTTCGTACAAGTAAACCAGAGCAGCCGTTTCACTGGGCAGTCGCAGAACATGCTTCGCCAATTGGCAGACTTTGCCGCTGCTGGCGGAGACCCGGCCAAGAATATTGCCGCTGCTGGCGCATTTATTGGCCTGTTGCAAAAAGAAGGCAAACTTACCCAGAACGTCCTGGCCGCTGGTCAGAAGATCGGTCCCCAATTTGCCAAAGCCCTTGATGAAGCCAAGAAGCGCGGCATGTCTTCAGTTGCCGACTTCCAGAAGTTGCTGTCGAGCGGAGAACTCGCTGCCTTCGGCGGAGTAACCGGGCAGGCGGGCCGCGTACGCCAGACGCTGTTCGGCCAACTCAAGGGCTATATGAGCCAATTCTTCACCATGGGTGCAGATATCGGTGACAGCCTGTTGGGGCCAACCAAATCGGCACTTGACCAAGTTGCGCAATCACTCATGGGTGTTCTTCGGCGCGTTGGTCCATCTATTGCTTCTTTCGGCAGGGGCCCATTCCTTGAAGGTTTCGTTGGCATGTTCCTCAAGTTGGAAGAAATTCTCATCAAGTTATTCCGCGAGTATCTTCCCAGGTCGGAGGGAATGGTTGGCCGGTTCGTTTCGTTTTGGAAAGAACTTGTCTATGTATTTGAAGACATTGTTGATCGCCTGCGGCCATACACCGAAATCGGCCGTGCAATCATGGACATTTTCGGGCCGGCGTTCACGCAAATCTTCGAGCGGTTCGGGGCAAAGTATCAAGATATTGGCGTACTAATTGAAGACAACCGAGAGCAATTCGACAGATTCGGAAGCAATCTTGAGCGCTTCGTCAACCTGTTCTTTGACTTTGCAAAAGTGCTTGAGGAAAGTTTTGTTAAGGCTTTGCCAGTCATCAATGCGCTTGCTGAAGCATTTATGACAATTGCAGAAATGGTACTGGCAATTGTTGGTGGCATCGGACAGATGGGCTCAATGGGGGGAATGGCCGCCCTTGGCTTGATGTTTGGTGGGAAAGCAATGCTGGGCAGCAAGAGGGGCCCTGGCGGCCGGCGAACCCGGGGCAGAGCGGGCCGCGGCATGATGCGTGGGGCCCGTACCATGGGTGGAGCGATTAACAGCGCTCTAGGTCCCTTCGGGGTCCTGGGCGGTGGATTTATGCCGGGAATGAATAGTTACGGTTCCGGCATCGGACTAGCAAACACAACAGCCTTCGCTGGCCGTGGAGCCTACAACGCTGGTATTTTTACTAGGAATCTCGCTAGCCGCGCTAGCGTTGGGGCAAGAAACTTTGTTCAGGACCGTATTGCTGCTAGGGAACTTAGGCGGCTTGGATTTTCTCCCATGGAAGCAAGAGAAATGAATGGCGGTCTTCTGCCTGGCGGTGGAACTGCAACATACACTCCAAAGCAATACAAGAAAATGTTCCCATTCAATAGGTTTGGGACGAGTGCAATTAGTGGGCCGCAGGCTCCGCCGTCGCACCTGATGAACTTCCAGCAGTATTCCGATGCAATCACCAAGGGGACCACACGACAGAGTTATCGGGCGTATCGTGCTGGAACAATTGGTAAAGCCGGGATGGGTATAGGCGCTTCGCTGAAGGGGGCGTTGCGCAGCAGTGCTCGTCAGGGTCGATTTACTCGTGGCTACGCTCCGACCGGACTGGGCGCCGGCTTGGCATCCATGATGGGCAGCGCCGCCCTCATGAACAACTTTCAGTTTGCCGATACCGGATTGGGAAGTGCGGGCAACACGATCGGATCAATGGGATCGATGGTTGCCATGTTTAATCCCATGGCCGGTCTTGGGCTGACGCTCGCTGGCGGTGCTCTTGGCGCAAAGACTCCTGGCGGTGGAGCGCTCGCCGGAGCCGGAGCCGGTGCCGCATTCGGAAGTATGGTGGGTGGCCCTGTTGGCGCCGCCGTAGGCGCGGTTATTGGTGCGGCTATTGGCGGAGTAACTGGAGCGATCAACCGCTTCAAGGGCGAAGAAAAGAAACTGAAACAGGACGCTCAAAAGGTCGGCCTTGAGGTGATGGGCGCTGTTGCGCGATCATTCATTGGCACAGGAGACTTTTCGCAGGTTTCTGATATTGCCGGCAAACTTGGCAAGCGAGCCGACTATATTCGCGGCCTTGGTCTTGAGGGCATGGACCGTGATGCCCGCAAGGCCGAAGTGGCACGACTGCGCGCCGAAGGCAAAATTACAAGAGAAGAGGCAGACACACTAAACGCTGGCGTCACAAAATATGTTGATGGCCTAGACCTGCAGCAAGAAAAAATTCTTGAGGTAACAGAAATTATCGAAAGGGGCTTCAATGACAAAATGGATGTCCTTAAGTCGATGACAGGTAAGTCCACGGAAGAACTTCTGGCCCTGGCAAATACTATGGGCGTTGACCTATATGAAGCAACAGAGTCAGTGCATAGTGCCGTTGTAGCACTAGGCCTCGCCTCAATGCGCACAGCCGAAGAAATTATTGGTTCAGTTCGCGATATTCAGATCGAAGCGCTCGATCCCCTGCGCAAGCAACTTGAAAGGGGAGACCTGTCTGACCAGTTGAGCCAAATTGAAATTGCCTTCAGGGACCTGGGAAGTACTGCAACTGCCAATGACGTAAATCAACTGCTTCTTGACTATGTAGATGTTCTTAATGTGATGAACCCCGATTCCCCATTGACAAATCTGCTTCATGCGCGAGACCTGATCAACAGAGGGATTGCCCCGGGCGGCTTTCTGGAAGGTCAGGCCGACATTATTAGAGCGTCTGGTGTCCAGCGAACCCAAGATACGGCTATTGAAACCACCCGCACCAATGCTATTCCGAGTATCGCCAGAGACATTGTTGCTGGACTGGCATCACAACAGAACATTGCCGCTGATTTCGGCCAGGTTTCCGCGATGCTTTCTGGCTTGTCACCAGAGCAACTTCAATCCGTAATGAATCAACTTGCCAACGGAACACTCCTAAATACATTTGGACACACTGGCGCGCGGGGGCATGGCACTGGAGTACTAGGTGGGCTTGGTTCTTTTTCGTATATGCACCTTAATACGCAGACTAGTCCCTTCTTTGACATGCTCAGTGATGACCAGAAGACCATGTATCTCGGAATTCAGGACGCGGTCAAGGCTGGGTTCGGGGCAAACCCAGACTGGTACGCGGATGCGCCTGTCTGGTACAACCAAAATCCATCATGGTTCGATCCCTCTGATGGAACCGTTCCCGATACCAGGACGCCCCGCGGCGACACAACCACCCAGCGTCTTGGGCGAACCTTGAGCCGCCACAACTACTTCAACTCAATGCTTTCTGGCAAGCGTTCGATTACATCGGCCTTCCGCACAACGAATCTTGGCTCAATTAACTCTGACCACATCACGGGCCGCGCATACGACCTAGTCGGTCAGAATCTTGGCCAGTACGCGAGTCTTGTAAATAACTCCGGTGGATTCGCGGAGTTCCACGGTCGCGGCGGTGGCCGTCACCTTCATGTCGTTCCTGGCGAAACACCCATGGGTGACATGTCGATGCCGGCGATTAGGCCAATGTCGACACCATCGGCGTCGAGTAATGTCTACAACTATTCGGTCAATGTCAATGGCGCGAATGCAGACGCCAATGAAATCGCCTCCAAGGTAATGGATCGAATCCAGCGCCTCGATCAGAACCGCCGCGAAAGGAGATAGTCATGTCAACTTCAGACCTTCGGTCACTGCGGTTCACCATTAAAAACACCAGCGATAGGCGAGCCCTTTCTGTGGGTCAAATCTCTGGCGCTGTGGCAGTTCAGTCCCAGAACATCACCGCGAAAATGGTTCTGAATCTTTCAACTATTCAGGACCAGCCGTACGAGTTCTTTTTCCCCTATGCGCCGATTGATGTTCAATACTCCAACATGGCCGCTGAATGGACGGAAATCAACCGCCCTGGGCGCACCCCATTAATTGACTACTCACAAAGCAAGTTGCTCGACGTTTCATTCAACTTTTTGGTTGCTCGGCCTGGGGACGGAATCACATACAGCGTCGACGATGACTTAGTAACACTGAGATACATGGCATCCTCGAAGCGAACCGTCAGTGTTTTTGGCATGGATGGAATGCTGACCAATCCATTCCAGATTCCCGGCCAGCCAAGCAGGACATCTAGCGGTTTCTTTTTCCACATTACAGACTTCACGGTTCGCTCAGTCCGACGAAATAAGGACAATCAAATTACAGCGGCGGAGTGCTCGATCACTTTGCGTGAAGTGAATAACCCGGATATTGGGGTCGTGCGCTTTCCTGCAATCACGTATCCGCGGCAGGTGCCGCCAGTTAAAAAGAAAAGTCCGCCCCCCGATACCCACAAGGAATTGACCACAAATCAAAGAATTGCTTTAGACCAAGCCGTCGAACAAGGCATAACTGTGCTTATTCCCATACCTGCATCTGGATGACCCGTGATGATCGATTCATCATTAATTACCATCAATGACCTGACCACAAAACAGGTCGGCCAAATTGCCGAATACATCACAGACTTTTCTGTGAGTTACCGCATCGACGGCGCAAGCGAAATCTCATTTAGTGTTATCGATCCAGATTTCTCCATGATGAAGGGCAACTACTTTCAAATTCGTCGCAATCTGGTATACCGCAACATGCCATTTGAAATTGCGGCAGTCGAGGTGGGTCGTGGCCCGGGGTCGTCGCCCCAGATTAATATTCAGGCTCGATCCACATTCATCCAGTTGATGAAACGCGACAAGCAGCCCAGGGCCATCGGTGGCGCCTCGGCCTATGACTTTGCCCGGCTCACGGCCAATCGCTTCTTCCTGAAGTTCTACGGACAGTCAAATCCCACCGTTCAGTCCTCCTTCCAGGTCTCTAGCGGCAACAACGACGAATCCGTCTGGGACGTACTGGGTAGGGCGGCTGCATCACTTCAGTATGCGCTGTTCGAAAGCGACGGTTCGCTATTTTTTGCGTCTCAGGCGTTTTTGCTTGGCAAGATCGGCATCGACACTGATCCGTCAAATATCTTTACAGCCGAGGGATCGATCACTGCATTCGGCATCAACAACCTTCAATACATTCCAATCACCTATCCGACCCCGTCCACTGACTCTCGATTTGTTTGTCTTGACATGCCACGTATTCGTCGATCAGAGAATGACCCTCTTGAGGGGTCGGGCAGTGTTGTCCTTGACAGAACAAATGCGGTCAATATCCGGCCGGGAATGACGATTGGACTTAAGGGCTTGCCAAATTTTGATGGGCTGTATTTGGTTACTGCCGTCGAGTTCATGGAAGGCGTACCAGACCCGGTTAATGTCACCTTCCAAACTGCAGTGGTCCCTGACCCCAAGAAGGTGAACTGATGAACCTGATTTCCTATAGCAAGGCCTCATCAGTCCCCGTCCAGGGCGGCGGCGTTTACATCGGCATTGTCGTTCGGGTAGACGGGAATGCCTGCTACGTGCAGTTGCCGCGGCTCAGCGGTGAAGCGGCCTATGGCCCATGCCCGACCTTTTTCGGGGCAAATGGGCTGGCTGCCGGCGACACCGTGTTCTGCGCCTTTATTGGCCACTTATCGGACCAATTGGTGGTTCTGTCAAGCACGACGAACAAAATGCCTCGCGGCCTCATGACTGAGGTGGAGGCATCTACTACCGACACATCTGTCACCGCTGAAGAGGTGGCGCTGACGGCCACATGGACAGCCGAAGCCAGCCGAATTTATCGAATCGTCTACATCGAACCCGCGTTGTCTGGCACGTCGGCGGCAACCGCTACATTACGGCTTCGGCAGACCAACCTCGCCGGCACCATTCTGAACTCGTCGACCACCGCCATTGCGTCGACGCTACCATCATCCCTTGGGCGAGTTGAGTCGATCGCCCAGATAAGCGCAGGATCGCAAACGGTCGTTGCCACTCTCCAGTTTTCAGCCGGTACTGGCACCGCAACTCGATCCGGAACCGGGCTCGCCATGCTTTACGTCGAGGATATCGGGGCAGCATGAGAAACGATAAATTCTATATTCTCTCTGTGGGCGCAAGTATTGATTTACAATGGTACGAATAAAGGAATTGACATGGATGCCCTAAAACTGCCGCTAAAATTTGTTGAGGGTTCTGCTGATGTTTGGGCAGATCAGTCTGACCAATATTATGCACATCTATTATTTTGCTTTGCCTCAACTCGTCGCGGCGAATTGGTGCTGATGCCCCAGGTGGGCGTTGGCGATATTCCCTTCGACGTCAAGTCGATTGAAAGCCTTTCATACAACGTCGCTCAGTTCATCCCCGAAATTGATATTGCCGATATTGAGGCTTATGCGAGCGATAGCGGGCAGACAGAAATCAAACTGAGTTTTCTAAAGAGAGATTGACATGGCCTCACCAGACTTCCGAGAGTACGTAGACCTAACCATCTACGACAAGCAGCCCGGCGACCTGTACACAGAGGCCGTCGACTATGCATCCACGGCGCTCCCTGAGTTTTCTCCTCGTACCGGAACAGTGGAAGATGCCCTCCTGCAGGCAACGTCCTATGTTGGTGGGCAACTCATTGCAGCCATCAACCGACTCCCCGATGGCCTGATGGACGGGATCATGGGCCTTTTTGGCCTAGTTCGCAAAGAGGCTTCGTTCGCCACCGGCACAGTAATTTTCACTGCTGTCGACAATGCCGGCGCAAATATCCCATCCGGAACTCAGGTTGGCCACATCGAGACCACAACATCTGGAACGATTCTTCATGTGTTCGAAACGATTGAACCAGGAACCATCACTGCTGGCAGCACCATCTCAAGCCAAATTGATATTCGAGCAGTAAGCACCGGCACCGTGCCATCCCTGGTTGTTGATGATCCCCTTATTATCTTAACACAGACAAATCGCCTACTGTCCGCGAAGATTGGGGCTGACGTTACTCAGGGACTTTCCGCCGAGAGCGATGCGGAATACTTCACCCGTGGAGCCACATTCCTTTCTGGACTAACTCAGGGCCTCGTAACCGCTACGCAGATCAAGAACAGAGTCCTGTCGTTGCTTGCTGGAACAAGCACCCCGGACACAGACTTCACCGCGGTGACCACCTCGACTGGCTGGCGGTGCAATGTGTATGACTTGACTGATCTCAGCACCATTGAGCCGACCGGCAACTTTGTCCGGTCCAGCGGAACTGTAACTGTAACCGTGCCAAGTGGTCATGGTATTGGCGTCAATGACGAGATTCAGGTATTCACTCCCGGCGCGGGCTCGGCATTTGATGGCTATTTCAGTGTAACTGCATCGAACGCCACCAACATTTCTTGGGCTTCGGCCGGGACCAATGCTTCTGCTACGGCCGAGAACTCGTTCATTTACCATCTTGACGGGATGGACACAGCCGCCGCCGATGCTCAAGGAAATGCTACCATTGTCATTTGTGACGAACATGGCGACTCGCTCACTACGGCTGACAGCACCGTAATCGTTAATGATGTATCAGACAGGACAATCGCCGGCCTGACAATTAACTACATGCCAGCCATGGTTGTGAACATCTCATGCTCCATCGACATTGTGGTGAAAGCCGGCTATTCAAGTTTTGAAGTTCTCGACGCCGTTGAGGAATACATTGATAGTGTTGTGTCTCCGGCGAACTGGGATTGGGCTAGCGAGGTTAAGGCAAACCTGATTATTGCCCGCGTAGCCCAGGTGGAGGGCGTCGACTACGTCGATTCGGTCACGTTTGATTCACCAACATCCGCTATTGCTAGCCTTTCTGGTGGCGACATTGTTTTCCCCTACAAGGGCACCCTGCCGCTCCTAACAGCCACCGTTGGTGAGGCCTAAAGTATGGCCGTCACCACCAATGTCCTGAGCGGTAGCAACGCAACCTTTATGGTTGGCGGCGTATCTGGTGGTCTTTCTGCCGGCGATTGGTCCGCCACCACTGGCACGATCACGCCATCAATGGCTTATGTTCGAAATTATGAATATGATTCGCTGTTCGTGCAGCCAAGCGCTAACTCATTTGAGTTTGAACTTGCTGATGTAGAAGTTCCTGGCGATAGTTTCGAGTACGAATTCCACGCATGGGTGTTGGTGCCTGGGACATCTCCAGTGGGCGGGGAGACAAGCATTCAGATTGATGTCGGAATTGAATCAGCAGTAAATGTTGACATGACTCCAACTGCCATGTCGCGCCTTAACGGCGTTGTCACTGCGACAGTCGACACTTCCAATATCCGCGCGGATGAATACATCACAGTTACGGGTTGCTCAGCAAGTTTTAACGGCTCGTTTAGAATTACCCGTGTTTTCCAAAACACCATTTCTTGGGCCGACAGTGGCGCAGATGAAACAAGCGCAACGCTTGGCAGTATTTCTGTTTATGCGCCGGACAAAACAAATCGAGCCAGCATTACGGCTGACCCCAAAAACTGGACGCTGATTCGCTCAAACCGTCTTTTCTTGCGAAACGATGGTTTGTCTAAATCATTGACGATAACCATCTCAGGCACTGGGGCGAACTTCTCTTTTTACATGACTCGACCTACCCTGGTTGCTAGCAATGCCTGGCTGAATAATCGCTTTGTACTTCGGACGATGAACGTGTTGCCCGAGTACATTCTTGACGCTGACGAAAAGGCTGTCGAGCCAGGGGAATTACCTGACTACCCGTTTGCCCGGTACATGGATGTCGCCCTGTCGGGACACAACGACGTTCTTGCTGACTTCTTCCAGTTCGCGTACACAGATACCGAAGATGGCAAAGACCCTGCAGATGAAGAAACACTCAGTCAACTTGTCGATCCAACTGCAGTCAGGACTGGGTATTTCCCATGGCTGCTTTCAATTACCGGAAATGACTTTTCGAACCCAGGCCTAACATCGACCCCATGGGGTAATTTGCCATCTAGTTGGCTCTCCTTGATGACGACGATTGATGCTGCCTCAACTACGGCATCCCCATCCGACCTTACTCGTGCTTCGGGAACAGTTACGGCAACGGTCACTTCGTCAACTGGATTCGCCACAAATGACTATGTCGTGGTGTCTGGGGCGACGCCATCTTCCTTCAACGGCACATTCAGGGTAACAGGAACTAGCGGCACAACGATTACCTGGAATCAGGCTGGCAGCAATGAGTCGACAACGGTTGACGGCCTGATAACACTCGTCGATACTGAGTGGGGCGAAATCGTCGACTACGCGCCAGACCTCCTGGGGCTAATCGCCTATCTTCGGTGGATTGCTCAATACGGTGCATTCGGGAACTGGGCTGGCACCAAGCGCGGGCTCGACGATGCCATCCAGCAAAACCTCATTAATGACAAGGTATTTAGCCTTACCTATGCGTACGGCGGCGATCCATGGGCTATTCGCATTAGTAGTGATACGGCAGACACCCAGGGGGGAGTTATTGGTAATTCTAACCAAGGGCTACTAGATGCTGTAGAATTGTCTCGGCCCTGTGGTTTTGTCCTTAGCCACATCTGCACATAGTAGGAACCAATAATGGCTATTACAACCACAACTAGATTTGGTATCTACCGGTGGAGTTCGGATGCTGATGCATTCACTCGAACCCAGATGGACACCAGCCATGAGTACATCGAGGAGTACGCAGGCAAAATGATCCGCGGCGCTGGTGCGCCATCAGCAGTTGGTGCTGAGTACAAAAACACCATTTACCTCAACACGACCAATAACAAACTGTATTACTACTCCGCAACGGACGGTTCTGGCTCGTGGCAAATCCTTGAGACGGCAGTTGTTCAGAACTCACTAGCCGACGCCAAGGGCGACATGATTGTCGCAAGCGCCAATGACACCTGGGCAAAACTCAGCGTTGGAACCCAGGGCACAATCCTTACAGTTGGCGCTTCGGCCACCGTTGGGTGGGCGACCCCCGCTATTCAAACTCCCGCTGGAACCATCAGCGCAACGATCGCTGCATCTGCACCATCAGGCTGGCTATTCCTTGAGGGTCAGGCAATCGCCAATGCCGAGGCAAGTTACCCCGGCCTGTGGGCCGTTGCTCCGTCTGCCTGGAAGGTATCGACAACCTTAAACCTTCCGGACTGGCGCGGCTACTACATGGCCTCCTACAAGGCGGCCAGCCCTCTGTTTGGAACCCTGGGAGGCACCGTTGCTGGTGGCACAACGATCGGCTCTGCCAATCTTCCCACCCACACACATGCGATTGACCACTCGCACAGTGCTGGAACCACAGTTGCTGGGGATGTATCGCACACTCACACGATCAACCATGGCCACAGCCAGGGAACCACCAGCAATAACAGCGTGTCGCACACTCACACGATCAACCATGGCCACACCGTAAATAGCAACAGCGGACTTAGTGTTAGCGCTGGTTTTCACGCCCACAAGATTTTCCAGGGTGACGCTATTGACGGGTTGGGATTTGTCCGTCGTCTTACGAATTATTCCTCGCAGTATGTCGTCCCATTTGACAATGACAACAATGGCATTGGGGACGGAATCTTTACCAATCATACGGGTATGGCTGTCGACTTCGTGACCGACACATCGCTACATCACGGCCACCAGCATTCAGTTACGATCGATTCTCACTCCGGATCAAGCGGAAACAACAGCGCTGCCCACACTCACACCATCGATGTGCCGGCAGGGGGCGGAAACAGCGGAGCAATGTCCGCTAACTCCAACACCCACACTCACTCTTTCACCACCCCAGCATTCACCGGAACTTCTGGTAATGGTGGATTTGCCAATAACCCATACGTCATGCCGGCCGGCGTTATCAACTGGATAATCAAGGCACACTAAGGACCGATATGGGAGCGGAAATTGTTTACGCAACACTTGCATCGGTTGTTGCAGCAGTTTTGTCCGCCTTCGTCGCCCTTCGATCCAAGCGCTCGGATGTTGTGATGGCCGCCTCAGCAAATAACTCAATGGAAATCCAGCATATTTTTGATGGCTATGCCAGGATTGTTGAAGACCTCCAGCACGAGGTTTCGCGGTTGCAGGCCGAATTAGAAATTGTCCGCGCGGAACAGAAGGAATGCGACCACCATCGCTTTATGCTGGCTGACGAGGTTGTTGAACTGAAGCGGCGCATTGTGCTGCTGGAGGGTGGCATCGATGAGCAGTGAGTACGAGCAGTTTGAGGAATTAATCAAGCAAATTATTCCGGATAAATTGATTACGAATTTCATCCTGATTGCTGAAATAGTTGATGGGGAAGACGAAGAACTGTCTGTTAATGTCAGCAATGGCATGACCCCATGGCTTGCCCTCGGCATGGTGCGCTACGCAGAAGCCATGATCCGTAGCAGAGAAAACGAATTGTCAGACGAAGAGGATGACTGAAATGAAGAGCAAGCAGATTGTTGATCAGGTCACCAAGGGTGGCGTTGTTGGCTTGGGTGCGTGGATCGCCCTCGAAGCCGGCGTCGACCAGGGGCTTGTTGCCGTATTGATCCCCGTCGCCACTGCCGTGTTGGCATGGGCGTCGTCCAAGTTTGGCGACAAGGCGATTGCATCCTTCTTCGGCTCGGCGCCGGTTAAGGAAGTAATCCGCGAGGTAGTCAAGGTCATCGAGAAGCAGGTGCCCGCGTCGGAAGACGAGACTCCTGCCAAGAAGGCTCCCGCCAAGCGCGGACGCCCCAAGAAGACCTCCTAAGTTCCCGCTACCTTGGGCGGTAAGAGCCAGGCGAAAGCCTGGCTTTTGCCGCTTTGGCCTACGGCTCTATCCCTGCGCTGTACAATATGCTGGGCGAATGGAGACCTAAGTGATTGCTGGCGTACATAATTTCACCATCGACCAGGGCGCGACGTGGAACCGCACAGTCGAATTTCAAAATCCTGACGAAACTCCATACAACCTGACGGGCTATACCGCCCGCATGCAGATTCGCCGTGAGACAACTTCATCGACCGTCCTGATGTCTCTGACCACGGAGAACGGTCGGATCACACTTGGCGGAGCCCTGGGGACAATCGCCCTGAGTTTGACAGACGAGTTGACCGCCACGATTCCCTACGATGGCGTTTATGACCTTGAAATTGTTTCAGGGTCGGGCGAAGTTTATCGAGTCATCAAGGGCACTATCCGACTAAACCCGGAGGTCACCCGGTGACAGACACCAATATTGTTGTTGTCAGCGCCGAGGAACCGAACCGAGTTCTCGTCCCGATCGAGGACCCGAACACGGTCATTGTTACCGAAACATTCAACAGGGTTGTTGTATCGGCTGCCGGCGCTCAGGGCGTTCAGGGGTATTCGCTTATTTCCGGGGAGGGGGCTCCAGGGGCGGGCGATGGCTCGGTCAATGATATTTACGTAGATATTGATACAGGTTCTTTCTATGGACCCAAGACCGAGGCTGGCTGGCCGGCTTCCCCGTTCTACACGCCCGGGCAAACTGTTCGCCACATCCATACCCAGGCCGCCGTTTCAGCAACGTGGACAATTAACCACGCCTTGGGCGGATACCCCAGCGTAACCGTCGTCGATACTGCATCTACGGTTGTTCATGGTGAAGTATCATATATAAGCACAACGCAGGTACAAGTCGATTTTTCGGCACCTTTTTCCGGGTTTGCTTACCTCACGTAAGGGACAAGATCAATGGCACAGAGATTTCTAACAAATGTTGATCTGACGCAGAACCAGATCATCAATGCCAAATTTGAGGTTGTGGGGTCTGACCCTGGCAGCAACAACTTCGAAGGTCGGATGATCTATAACAGTACCGAGGACGTCATCAAGGTCTACTCGGGCTCAGCCTGGCGTAAGATGATCCATGCGGTCTCGTCGAGCACCACTGCCCTTGTGTCTTCTGAATCCAATGGAACTGTCAGCCTTTCCATTGCCGACGTAGTTGCTGGTGCCGCGCACGGTTTAATGACCGGCGCCGATAAGTCCAAGTTGGACAACGCTACTTCCAGCAACACCAACTTGACACTGGCTCTTCGTGACGCAAGCGGTCGGCTCCAGGTTTCTGCTCCATCTGCAGACCTCGACGCCGCGAACAAGGCTTACGTCGACGCTGCCCGCTCTGGTCTTGACGTTAAGCAGTCTGTGCGCGTCGCCACTACTGCCCCCCAGACGCTTGCTTCTGACTTTGAAAACGGCGACGTTATTGATGGCGTCACGCTTGTCACTGGTGACCGTATCCTTATCAAAAATCAGTCAACTGGAAGCGAAAACGGAATTTACGTTGTTGCTGTCAGTGGCGCACCGACGCGCGCGACAGATGCCGATTCCAATACCGAAGTCACTTCCGGCATGTTTACCTTCGTTGAGGAGGGTACGGTAAACGCCGATTCCGGCTTTGTTCTGACGACCAATAGTCCAATTACCCTGGATAGCACGGCACTTACTTTCGTACAGTTCTCGGGCGCGGGTCAAATTACCGCTGGCGACGGTCTTACAAAGACCGGCAACACGCTCGACGTCGGCGGCACCGCCAACCGCATCACGGTCAACGCAGACACGGTAGACATCGCGTCGACCTATGTCGGTCAGAGCAGCATCACTACGCTCGGAACGATCACTACAGGTGTCTGGAACGGCACCGATGTCGCCGTGGCCGACGGCGGTACCGGCGCCTCGACCGCATCCGATGCTCGGGCAAACCTGGCAGCAACCGCAGGTCATGCTCTAGACGCTGAACCAGTCTTGGCTCGCGTGGGCCACAAGGTGATTGGGGATGGCTCAAATACATCCTTTACAATTACGCACAACTTCGGCACTCGTGATGTCATCGTTCAGGTATACGACGTCAATGCGTCGCCCACTTACGAAACAGTACATGTTGATGTGGTCCGCACAAATACCAACACAGTTACTGTGAGTTTTGCATCCGCGCCAGCAAATAACTCGTATAGAGTCGTAATCACTGGCTAACACAAGACCTTGCGGGGTCCCATACTTTGAGTTGAGGCTCAATTGGCTAATAAGTTTTTCTCATCTATTAAAGCGCGGTTTTTCACAACCGTCGCTGATACTGCCGTCGATGTCGGCGTAAAAGATGATGCCAATGCACGCCTCGCCATTGATGCTGGCGGCAAGATTTCCTGGGGCGATGGCACCAACTCGGCGGACACCAACCTGTATCGTGATTCGTCCAACACACTAAAGACCGACGACACATTTAAAGCGCCGGCAGTTTTTATCGACGGCATTGAGGTCGACACCACGGGCGCATCCAGCAATCAGGCGCTCGTCTTTAATGGCACTAAGTTTGCGCCGGCAACAGCCGCAGGCCCCCAGGGAGCACAAGGTTCGCAAGGTGCACAGGGGGCGACTGGATCACAGGGCGCTACGGGCTCACAAGGACCACAAGGAGACGTAGGACCACAGGGGGCAACTGGTGCACAAGGGGCCATCGGAGCGCAGGGTGCTACCGGCGCCGCAGGCGCGACCGGTCCTCAGGGCGATGTGGGTGCTACGGGCGCTCAGGGCCCTCAGGGAGCCACCGGAGCACAGGGTGCCACCGGAGCACAGGGAGCAACAGGGCCACAAGGCTCAACTGGTGCCACTGGTGCTCAAGGACCGCAAGGGGCAACTGGACCACAAGGAGACGTAGGACCACAGGGGGCAACTGGTCCCCAGGGTCCTCAGGGGGCACAGGGAGCAACCGGTCCTCAGGGCGCACAGGGTGCTCAGGGTCCTCAGGGCTCTCA